CTTTGAATTTATCAAAGTTACCTGTAATATTGGCAACGTCTTCCGAACGAAGACGAGAATCGGCGAAGCTATTTCGTTTACCGCCGCCTTCACCGCCACCGCCGCCACCGCCGCCACCGCCTTCACCGCCACCGCCTTCACCGCCACCGCCGCGTCCACCTAATCCGCCACTTTGCGCAATATGTTGACCAATGGTTTTACCCAAAAGTAATATCTGCTCCGGTTCGAATACTAATTGTACACCATCAGTTGATTTTTTATCATCCGCAAGCGTCTTCAACATCTTTTCGATAGCGGTTGTTGTATTTGTCAACGCAGCGGCGGCATCCGCCAATAGTACATTCGGATCGGCTGATTTATTAGGAGCACCATTGTTTAGCGAGGATTTGCCACCCGCCACCGCCTTGGTAATAGCATCAAGACCACCCGATATAGTTTCGAGTATCTTTTTGTTCTCTACCCGCGATTCATTGATCGCGTTTATAAAGTCTCGTAAGTCTTGATCTGAAATAGCCATACGTTTATTTATTTGCTATTTCGCGTCCGTTGCTTTCGATGAACGACGAACCTTGACAATCACTGGTCGATTGTCACAATTCGCTACATTCGTTTCTTTAACAGTTGGTTCATCAGTGGACTTTACGGGTTTATCCATACCAGAAATATGAAACACCAATTTCAATATAAGTACGGAAATAACCGTTAATAAAAACCCAACACTCATGTCTTGCCGCCTTTCATGGCATCGCCTTTAGCTTTGAGATATCTAACAAGCGCCTTTTGAACAACATAAACTTCTGCTGGTGGCATTTGCTTCAACTCATTATAAGTAATACCGCCTTTTGATATTATAGCGATTTCAGCAAAAGAGTCAACTAGTTTATCAGTTTCCTTTTTCGCCTTCTTTATTATATCAAATATGTCTTTAGTTGATCTGGCCTCTCTCAGCCTTGAATAAAAAAACGTGTGGGGTCTTGAACCACATTAATCCCTTCGTTAGAGTGACCGCAATCAGGACAAACATAAGTGACGGTTCCGGGTTTGATATACGGTTCGGTTAACTCGGTCAGTTTATCTTGGATTATTTCAATCCAACTAGATTTAAGTGTTTCTAACCATGGCGTGATATGTTCTCTGGCTTTAACCGTAACAGAACCATCAGATGTCGTTACACCCAATATACTCGAAATCAAAATAGCGATACGAACTGTTTTATAATTATCTAGACTTGCTTCATTCAATTCCATCTTCTTTTCTTCAGATATATCATCAAATCGTTTCATTGCTTCCATGATCTTATTCTGATTAACACCAACCTTCATGGTTTCAATGATGTCTCTATATAGAGCAGGCCGCAATAGAACCAATTGACCGTTCGGTAATTCAATTCTCCAATCATCGGTGGAGTCAATCATCGGATATGTGTTCATTAGCTCTTGAATGTTTATTTCCATATCATTCTTAGCATCACATTTAGCATATACAACATCATCACCCTCACCGGTCATACGGGCCTTCTCGTCAGGATTATTACAAGTAAGCGTGACCTTCATCTTGTCACCATACGAAGCCAAGCGACCGGCAAGCATCAACATGTCAATATCATAAGAACATAATTCAGCTGGTTTCAAAATAGCTGGTGCAACGGTCTTGGCCATTTTGGTGGATGCCTTACCAGACATGATGGCAAACGGGTTATTATAATGAACTTCTTCCCACATACTGAATGCATGTGCTTCCAATTCATTCGGGTCTGTACCTTCCTCAAACATATCATCATCATAAAACAAACCACGTGTCGGTAAGGTAACTGTAATGTGTGGATAATTTTCTACATCAGCTAATAGCGGATTGGCTTCAGTCTTCTTAGACATGCAATAACTCCAAAGATATGCGTTCAAGGTATTTAACGCAGATTATTCACCATCGTATATGATTTTGTGCGCATAAAAAATATAAACTGCGCACGAATGTCCTATTATGAATATGTAAGCAACTTTCTAAAGGAGATTAAAAGTGGCTAAGTCAACTATCAACACCGTTCCTCAACGGATTCTATCTGAACTAAACATCGCTCGTGGCCGTGGCCGCACCTGTCAGGAAATCGTTTCACGTTACGACCTCAACCGTGGTTCCGTTTCTACCCGTCTGTCCGAACTCGTGGCAAACGGAATGATCGTGGAAAATACGACACGCGAAAATACCCGTGGTACACCTGTTACGGTATATACACTTCCGGTATACGCTACCGTATAAACATATCCTTTTAATTTAGACGACATCAAAAAGAGGAACCTTGACAATCGTTGGGGTTCCTCTTATTTTATTTGAATAGGAGAAAATATATGTTTTGGGATTATGTCATTTACGGACTAATTGTGTTTATTATGGCGTTTTATGTTTTGTTTTCAACGCCGCGCTTATATAAAGCCGCTCAAAAGAAATTCGGTGCTACCGAATTGGCTAAAACCTATCCGTCATATAATGTATTCGCAAACTTAATGGCGTGGCGTAGACTTATTGCAGCATTGATAATTCTGGGATTGACATTTCTTTTATAACCATATAATAGTAATGGTAGACGGCCCGTAGCTTAACACGGTGAAAAGCGCACGTATGATGCATCTGCAAGTGGTGCCGGGTCTATCAATCGGGAGAGAATATTATGAGTGAAGAGAAAAAGACCATCTTTGTTATTTGTGCACCTGATAACAAACCATGGGAAGACACTGTGTCGTTTTCTCGTGATCAAACAGTTTCCATCTTCCTGCATAAGTTTGGTGCGGATGCATGGAAGGTTCTTATTCCACATCATCTCCATTATGGTCTGATGACCGCTTATGAAAAAGTTGGTTTCAGTGTCAAAGAAATGTCCATCGTTGACGAATAATGTCATATGATATGATCATCTAGGGAGATGATACATGACCAAAGCTGTTTATGAAACAACGATCACATACCAAAACAAAGACTTTCTTTTCCGTTATAATGTAGGCCACACTAATATTGAAATCACCGAAGAAGAAGAAGAACGAGTCTTCGATGAAATCCGGGTGCATCTCTTTAATTCGGACAGTCAAGAAAAAGTAAATCAATGGTCGGTGAATGGTAATGGATATCTTCGTGCCAATCTAACCCGATTGGCGAGATTGGACTTGCTTGATAGAACCACTGGACTTTCTCCAAATCTTCAGGCACTATTGGGTTCGATGATCACTAGTGCCTTACCAATCTATATCGAACGCGAAGAACAATTTCATCGTCAGCGACAGTATGATGTGATAGGATAGAACATGATTTCACACGATAGTGATAAAGTCGTATGTGGACTCAATCTTCTTTACACGGGGAACAACAAAGCATATATTAGCTACATGGAAGAAGCGGACTTTACCGTTGTTCCATCTGCAAGATACAGGATGATAAAACGTTGTCCTGATCTTTGTTGGTCTGGGTATCTATTCAATGTGATGTTCAATCGTATTGAAGATGGTAAGGAAATGGCGAAGAAGTTCGAGATAAAACTTCATCATTGTAGTATCATTGATGGCCGGATAGTTTTCGGCGATGAAATAGGATAAGTAAAGGTATACCCTCGTAGCTCAGCGGAAGAGCATCGGATTTCTACTCCGAGTGTCGGGAGTTCGATTCTCTCCGAGGGTGCCATTTCTTTAGAGGTTGTTATGACCAGCAAACGAAGCAACAAGCGTGCCGCACGTAAGAAAGCATTACGTAATACGATCAGTAGCCGTGTAACACATATCCCAATGAATATGGCCAAACATGGTTATGGTCGTGGTCCACGTCGATTAAAACGAACACCAGAAAGTATTTCCAATGGGCAGCTGGAATGAAACTTGCGCCGTATCTAATATAGGTATCGGAGAGGGTGATAAGACTGTAACCGTATTGGTTAATACATCACCAAATAGCAAATCCAATATTTTACATGGTGGCCGCTATCATAATATGTTTGGTCTACCATTTCTAACGACCTATAAAGATTGCGGTGATTTCGAAGCTGACGCGGATCAACCTGCTTTTGATGTTACACTGGGTGAACTTAAAAAGCTTCTGGTCCCTATCGAGCAGGGTGAAAACGAGTATCACGATATTCCCGTGAACATCGGACTTATGACCGAATCATACATGTGGGATGTTCTTCGTGAACAGCGCTTGTTTATCAAATGTGATATGACCGGGAAGACGGTGCAGGTTGAAGCCCTTAATATCCGGCGCGATGTTTGGGATCACATCTTTAATGAATTCACCATCAGCACCAGCTTTGATCGTCAATCATATGTGCAAATGGGATTTGAAGAATATTTGATTAATGTTATCAAAGAATATGAAGACAAAATTCTTAAAACATATAATCAGTTTGCGGCAACAAATGCATTTTCCAAGGCAACGATTGCTGAAACTATTGATTATCCATCAATGAATCAAGACTGCCTTGAATATACGATGGCGATGTCAATGAGTGACATGGGTATCTATATGCGAGAATGTTATGGATACGGATCATGCTTCCGGCCAATGGATCACATTGCAGCTTGTGTCCGGTCCAAAGAATATACAAAGATCAATATTTTTCTACGTATGACAATGATGGGCGTTTGGTTACACTCATACTTGACTTATAATAATCGACAAATTACCACTGCCGGGTATTCAGGACAAATGGTTCGAACCAAATCAATCCGTGCACACGCAAACATGCTGCTATCAGTATGTGATGCACTTGATGAAGAGCGCCGCCTTGAATGTGAAGAATGGGGCGACGATTACAACGAAGAATAAGGCTCCGTATCTCAACTGGATAGAGAATTCGCCTTCTAAGCGAAATGTTGCGTGTTCGAGTCACGCCGGAGTCACCATTTGACAGTATTGCATTAAACTGTTATCAATATCGAAAGAGAGGTTTACCATGTTCAAAATTAAAAATTCCCGTGACAGACTTAAAGAACACTTTGTGTTTCGTCTGGATGAAGCATCAAACAAAGCCCTTCCACCTTCCACAATCGAAGCGATGGCCGAATCCCTCGTGCTTCTGTCGCCTGATACAATGGCATTGACGCACGAATATATGGTAACAGAAGCACCACCATTGGATGATTCACTGAAGACCGATGGTGACCTTGGTATTTTTTCAACGGTCAATCTTTCTCTATTGCGAGAAAGAACTGAAAAGTTCGGACGTGCCGCTGAAAAGGGCATCGGGCTTGGCCTTAATGCTTTTCGTGGTGCCATTTCCACCGCTAAGGATAGCTATCACGCGGCCCGTGTTTCCAATAGCGATGAACTTCTTGAAGCAACAATCACTCTCATCGATAAGAACAATAATCAATTCGATATCGTACCAGAGTCTAAGATGATTGATGATATCGCTAATACAATGAATCTACCCAACAAATGGGCGAAGGTCATCTATTTCAAAGCGATGGCGACCACAGCTTCACGCAGCAAGTCGTAATTTTTGTCGGTGCCCGATGTGAAATAGCATCGGGTGCCGGTCAAACATCTGATCAAAGCCTTTTATGTTCTGATCCCATTTATTAAGATCAAACATAAACTGAGAACCGATGAGCACGACCACCGGAAAATAAATCCCATGGTCGTGCAATCGGTCTAATGCGTCAAAGATGGTTGAACCAGTCTTAGGTGTAACGAGCATATGATATCCATAGGGTGACCTACAGCTATCATATGACAATTAGCAGCGGTTCAAAGGGTGGCTGTTTCGTTGAAACCCGTTCACCCGGATATCCAAGCTGACGGCTCACTACACGTGTGTGACCAAGTTCGAAGTCCACATCCCAATGCGTGTGACCAAAGGCCCACAGCAGCGGTCCATCTTCGGTGATCTGATCATCCCACTCGTTACAGAAAGCACCATTCAACGGACTACCAATGAATTCTGGTGCAACACATAACTTCGATGGTGCATGGTGAGTTAGAACCACACAATCATCCCGACCGGCCTTGGCGATTTCAGAAAAGATGAATTCCTTTTCTTCAGCATTCATTTCTGCGGCTTGTTCAGGTGAGAACAATCCCTCGTCAGTATGAATAACCCGGTGATCATTGATGCCGGTTTTTGCTGCCGCCATGGCTATGACCTTGGGAACCGTTGTGTTGATTTCATAATCAGTCCACAGGGTTGCACCAATGAACGTGACTCCACCAATTTTCACAGTACCCTTATCGAGAAGAATGATTCCAAACTCTTCGGCAAGCTCATGAATATTTTCATTCATAACCGCAAAGTTATGTTTGTAGTATTCATGGTTACCAATGATGTAGATGACTTCCCGACCTTCTTTGGCATCCTTCACCTTCTTCATCATGTGAAGAGGATCAGTGCCATTGCCAATATCACCGAGAAAGACGACAACATCAGCATCGCCATAATCGATTTCAGGAAACCATTGCTTCCATATTTCCATATGGAGGTCAGATACAATTGCAAGTAACATCTTATTTCTTCTTCAGGTAAACGTTAACGTCATAATTATATTCCGTCTCACCATTATTATATGAGTTCTTCCATGAGGATGCAAGGGAAAACATATCTTCTTGTAATGGTGGGAAGAATACATCGCCACCAATATCTCTATGGATTTCAGTGATATAAAGTTTATCAGCCAATGGGAGATATTGAGCATAAAGATCAGCACCACCAATGATGAAGATTTCACCCATTGACGCCAATTCTCTAATTCGATTGGGTTCACTGAGTTGAATAACATTTGGATACAAACGCTCAACGGTTCGAGTCATAACCACATTGATTCGATCAGCCAATGGTTTACATCCCATGGATTCAAAAGTCTTACGACCCATGACCACGGTTTTACCAACGGTCAATGTCTTGAAGAATTTCAAATCATCTGGAATATACCAAGGGATTGTTCCGTCTTTTCCGATTGCTCTATTTGAATCATGAGCAACGATCATACTAATTGTCATTTGATTTACTTTCCGGTTGACTTATACGGCGATGATGCCTTTTAGTGCTGGTTCTGATATATAGTTATCCAATGTGAAGTGCTCGATCTTCATATCATCCCAATCCAAATCCTTTACGACAGGATCAATTACAAGTTTGGGTGCTGGAAACATGCGGCGGCGATGGGTTTGAGTATCCACAGCATCCAAATGATTTACATACAAATGAGCATCGCCCAATGTGTGATGTAAAATGCCCGGTTCCAAATCAACCTTCAATGCAATGATCGATAGCAACAATGCATATGAAGCAATATTGAATGGCACGCCTAAGAATGTATCCGCACTACGTTGATACAATTGGCAATCCAAATATTTGTTTTGTCTAACATAGAACTGAACAAATGCATGGCAAGGTGGCAAAGCCATGTCATGACGCATACCGGGATTCCATGCACATACAATATGTCGCCTATCGTTTCGATTTTCTTTTAGACCGGTGACGAGTTGTTCAATTTGATCAACACTGCCCGCTAACGATGGATCACCATCATCCCAATCAACCCTTGGGAAATTACGCCACTGATAACCATAGACAGGACCAAGGTCACCATTCTCATCAGCCCATTCATCCCAAATATGAATGTTGTCATCCTGTAGTGATTTGATATTGGTTTCACCACGCAAGAACCACAGTAGTTCACCAACAATGCCTTTCCAATATATTTTCTTTGAAGTCAATATAGGGAAAGAGTAATTCAAATCATACTGACAATGAGAATGGAATATCGATAATGTATCAGTACCAGTACGAGATGTCTTAATCTCACCTTCTTCTAAGATGCGATACAGAAGATCGAAATACTGACGTTCATTCGCATATGGATATTCTGATTCTGGTAAGTTAGACATACTGACTCTCTTATTTGATTATCTTGGGTTGATCGGGTGAGAAGTTCTCAGGAAGGATCAAGCCCGGTTTGATAAGTTTCTTTGTGGTTGGGGTGACTGCAATCTTGTTGACGAACTCTTGTGCAGCGTTACCCATAGCGGAAATAAAGCTGGGTGCTTTACCTTCACGAATAGCAACCTTGGCATCGACATCGGACGAATTCAAAATAGTCACTTCTATGTCTTTGGTTTTATTACCTTCTTGAAGCAGGGTGTATATCCAATCGTTCTCACGTTGGATGTAACACGAGTGCTGGAAGATATCACCACCGACATAAATCATGGCTACGAAGAGCATCTGATTGATTTCTAAGTTGAATTCAAACGGGTCTTCTGAATCATCGGGGGTTTTGTATTCACCGATGACCTTGATCAACTCTGGATATTCATCAACTCTCACATATGCGTAAGAACCCTTGCGCTCTACAACCAGAGCCAAGGCGTGTGCCAATGAAGTCTTTATACCGTTATCATCGGTAAAGGTTACATCATAAATCATTTAGTTCTTCCTTAGTGATCATTTTGATTTCTGTAATTTCATACCCATCGTCTTGTGATGAGAGAAGAACCTGAAGACCGCCACCATGATATGGAATAACCAAGAGTATGGTTTCATCTTCACTGGTATGAATGAAAACACTATCGCCTTCATCCAAATTATATATTTCGTCTTCGGTTGCATATGCAGCTGGTAATTCGAAGGTCGTATCCTTACCTATTTTCAAGGTGGCGCGGCGACCTACAGCAACAACCGTAGCTTTTTGAAATTTGATATTCATATCAGCTTCCTAACATTAATCGATGTTGAAACGGTGGTTCAGATAATGTCTCAACCAGTTTCATGATCTTGTGTGCACGATCTTCAGGTGAACCAGCACCAACCGTTAATACCTTCTTCCACAAATCCAATTTATGAAGTTCGGCAAACATGAGATTATCCATAAGGTTTTGAAATACTGGATTACCGTATCGAACATCATCACCAACTGGTGCAAAGGTGATGGGGAAATAACAAATGAAATCATATTGTCTCATATTCTCTTTAATCAGCTTGCGCTTTTCCATGAACATGGGGTGATCCATTGCTTCATAACAACGAACCTGCTGATAACAAAAATTATCAAGTATGGTACGATCAGAAAGAAATCCTCTGTCACATTTATTTTCGGCTTCAACCCGAACAGCATATATATCTTCTTGCAACCGAAGCTTGTCTTGGAATGTCATCGTCTCTTGATCAACTTCGGTGATGTTCCATTTGTTATAAACAGATCGGGTATTTGATGGCAGCACGGGTATATCAGGATACATTTCTGATAAGATGTTGAGCGTTGTTGTTTTGCCAGTGCCGCCAGCACCCGTGAAACCAATTTTCATTTCTTTTTCTTCTTTCCGCCAGCTTTAGTCAAAAGCTCATTCAATTTATCTTCCTGATTGATCAAATGACCAGCCAAGGCAATTCCCAATGCGTCACTATGGTCATCAGAGACAAACATAACGGATGGGTATTTCTCACTAAGGTGGGTTGAGATGCGTTCTTTATCACTGCCACCATACCCAATGGATTTTAATTTCCACTCAGTGACTATTATAGGATAAAATTTGATATTGTTCTTCGCACAGATGGCTTCAGTTACATATCGAAGGTAACCATACGAGTGACCAGCAAGCGTGCTTACGTGTCGCCTAACATCTTCCATGATAACGAAATCAGGTTCAGACTCAGGGATTTTAACCTCAAGCCAATCCATGACATCCAACCACTTCTTTCCGCGTGGAATACCGCGTTTTTCCTGTTGAACCTTCGTTGGGAAATTAAATTTATTGACGCCACCATCAATATAGGTAGCATCTTCTAAGATTGTCCAACCGAAAGAACCAGCAGGGTCTAAACCAAGTATACGTGTCATCCATATACTTAGAACAGAACTGAGTATTATTTCACGGCTGTTGTGGTTGTCATCGAATAGTCACCAACTACAGCTGTACTCATACCAGAATTCCCATACCATACACCGCGCCCGGAATATGGTACTGGTGGTTTCTTGTTTAGGTCTTCTAAAATCTTACCCCAATTCCTTTTGGATATATAATCGTCTTCTACTGTTGAATCGGTTTTCCATGCCTTCATATCAATGTTGGAAAACAATACATTAACCATCACCATATCATTCTTGCTTTCAAACCAGAAACGATCCGAATGATACCAAACCTTACCCTTACAAGTGAAATATATATGTAACCAAAGCTTCTTAACATTGTCAGCGATATCACTATTAGTGATATTCAACATGTTTTGTTCAAATGCTATATTACCAGCAACTGACAATGGGGTTTTATTGGCTTGATCATTGAAATCATCAGCATCATCCCATAATTTTTCCGGTAGATCACGAAATTCGGGTGTCTCAATGAACTCTGCAAACCGTGTAGCCATGTCACTATCAGTGAAAGCTACCAATTCGGGATCAACTCGAACAAATTTACCATCACCACCAGTGTTGAACCAACCGAGTGCTTCCAATTGTGCCCGATGATTTCCGGTGGGGAATGCAACAAAATACCAAGCCACGCTCTTGTTACCTTCATCCAGTAACTCAGTGGTTATTCTCGCGTGTCCATTGTCGATGATCATAAAACATTCTCCATTATATTGACTACAAGCATATCATATGATATTTATAACGCTATTGACATTCGTTTCTTATCCCTATAGGTATTACATACGAAAGGAGCACAACATGAGAAAAATTACATATCGCACCAAAGCATCATTGCTTATGGCTGAAGCCGTTGACCATTTGTCTCGTGGTGATTCCAATCACGATGTGTTAGCGTTCGCCTGTATAACAAAAGCCGCTGACACTATCAAGGCAATTACAATGATTGAGAAACCGGCCAAAAAACTGGACAAACGAGTATCACTCTAGTGTTCAAGACCTTGAATAATATATTCAAATCGGATTCAAAAACTGGCCAAAAAACTGGCCAATCTAATGTCGATCCGGTGTTGGAAGTTTTGAATGTTGCTCAACGTGATATCGATAAGGCTGTTCGTGAACACGTTGATAAGATCAATGATGTTCTAGGCACTCTTTCAGATTATGCGAAACGCTTGCATCGCGATCCTGAAAACGAAAATTTCAAAAAACCGTGCCCGGAATTGATTCATTTTCAGAAATTGCCGATCATCGTGAATGAATCAATGAGACAGTCCATCTTGGACGAGTTGGGTAATCTGGTTCTTCCCAGTCTTGCTGATTATTGTGCGGATGAATTTGAATTACAAATTGAAATCAAGCGATGTGAAAAACTGATTGATGTGGTGGTCGTGCTACCAACTAACTATGGTTTGTTTGATTCGCGGGAAACATTAACCTATTCAGCACATAAAAATCTTGGAACGTATAACAAGACAAAAGATTCTATTGTTAATACTCAGGGTCTAAAAGTATTACGTCAATTTTATACCGACAATCATGGTCTTATAACCCAGTTACATAAGGATGGGGTCGGGTCTGGAATAGATGTAAATTTATTGGATACCAACGGTGGTTCACAGTGGACACATCCGGTGACAAGCCCATATCCGGTGACAAGCCCATATAAAGATATACCAGAAAAGTTTTCGCATCTGTTGGATCACATATTATATGGGAGGAATATCGATTTTGATATGCGGGTGACCCAACAAGGGCGGAGAGGGCTGATGATGACCTTTGTAGTACAAGGGGAAGAGAATTATCCCAGCAATGTTTTCAATGTGATATTAAGATACCCAAATGATCCAATACATTGTAAAAAAGAATTTATAAAATTGGTTCAAGAGCTTAAGTTTGTTAATTCAAATAGATTGTTTATGAATGACCAATTAATGCATTATATTAACATGGTATTCAAACATAACAGTTTCGATAGCCGTCTTGGCGTTTTTATCTAAGGGAGAAAATAATGATATGTTCATACAGGTCCACTACTAACGAAAATATTCAATTGACCCTCAATGATGATGGCAAACTTGTCATTCTCAATGAACAGGACGAATTGGAAACGATTGGTCATATCACAGAAGACGATATTCTTATCCGTGGTATCACTCGGTTCATCAATACTGCAATCATCGAGGGATGTAGTATTACTTCCCAATACGAAACTAATATGAATCGTATTATCGATAATCTTGATGGAGCTGGCGTCGTTCTTGATTATAATACTGATACCAATGAAGTCTCACACAATGGAACTGTGGTTCAGTTAGACAAATTCATAAAAACATTTCAATAGTTCTGTTTTTATAGTTGACAATAATAACTCTCCCGTGTAAGTTGATTTTAACACGGGAGAGAACACTATGAAGATCGCGGCAATCACTGATACCAACGTCATCATCCACATTCCTACTTCGCGCTTTGGTGGCTTCGTTAAGAAGATCACCGCTATGGCTAAGAAGGCCAACAAGTGGGGCGTCACTCCTACTCGCTATCTCGATCTGGGTCTGTACCCTGTTGAAGTGGTTGAGCGTCATGAAAACTGTTCGGTTCCCCGGATGGTTGAATGTCACCGTGTTCAAATCTTCAATGAAATTCCACGCATCAATGGTTGGACTCTGGCCGCCAAGTTGGATGACCGTGATGGCGATGGTGTTCCTGTTCCTACCCTTATCAAAGACATGCAGTCTGATGAACTGCTGGCACTGATCGAACATGCTGATCTGAAGACGTGCGAACATTGTTCTACGCGTCGTCGTCGCAAGCTGTCCTACATTCTTCAAAACGAATCGGGCGAGTACAAGCAGGTTGGTTCTACCTGTCTGCAAGATTTCCTCGGTGAAACGAATGTTCGCGCCTTCGATCTTTGGTTCGGTGATGAACTGACCTTGGAAGATATCAATTATCTTTCCGGTGAATTATATTGTCATGATTTCACTTTCCCTCTGGAAAACATCATTGCAGAAACCATTTCCGAAATTGAACTTACGGGTCAATATGTTTCCGCTGCTGTTGCCAGTGAAAATCAAGACCTGATGATGTATGGTGAACCGTACAATACTAATGGTCTTGTTTCGACCGGTAATGCAGTTTCGGCAAACATCTATGGTATCGGGCTTTCCAAGCGGACTTCTGCTCATCAAGAAAAAGCCAAGGTCATCCGTGCTTGGTTCATGGATTTCATGAAGACCCCTCGTTACGATGCTCATAATGAGTGGATGTTCAAACTTGGTCAGATTTTTTCCAAGAAAGAAACATCTTCGCAAATCGGTCTTGTGGCTTCACTGGTTTCATTGTATAATCGTGAAACGAAAGTGGTCACTGAAAACAATTCAGTGTTCGTTGGTCTGATTAGTGATCGGTTAGTGTTCACGCTTACTCTTCTGCGTAAGACTGAACGCACCACCGAATGGGGCACAAGCACAATCTTCTTTGCTGAAGATGCCAATGGTAACCACATCAATATGACGACCACAACCTGCATCGATTGGAATGTTGGTGAAACGAAATCTTATAAGGCAACTGTGAAATCTCATGAAGATCATCCGAAGTTTGGTAAGTCCACATGGGTGTTCCGCGCAAAGGAAGTACGATCATGACACAATATACTGATCCAGCCACCAAGAAACTAATTCGCGATCATGCTGAAATTATCCGTATTCGTGGTGATGACCTAACCGAACCAAAGGTAACGTTGTGTACTATTGATATCAGTATGGATCGTGCCATGCATGCAGCTGAACGAATTGTATATGAGATGAAGCGAGGAAACATCGATGGCCTCCGTTCATAAAACTGTTTATGATGCTATGGCGCGTTATCCATCATTGTATCCATCACTGTCTGCTTACTATCGATGGATATTTTTTGATGGTAGTAGTGGAATGGAATGGGTTGACGGTGAACTGGTCTGGACCGGCTATGATTACGGGGAAGAAGTAATTCCATTTGCTGGTTATCGCGTTCCTCCACAAAACATACATGAGCTTCGGATTAATAACACACTGGACGCGGTAGGCGACCATTTTGAATTCGTAATAACGGATTCTATCTCGTTCCATCATTTCGATCTTCGTCTTTCACTTGAAACCAATCCGGGTTTCAATGTGCCCGATGATATCACGGATGATTGGAAATCTGCTGTCAACAGAGCATTGAATGCTATCCATCCATATTTCTATCAACAATTACGTCCAGCATATACAGAAGAAGAAAAAGCAGCTTTCATTGCACGTGCAAATGAACTGCAACACAAAATGTATCCGCATCTGGCAGATAACATCGCGGCACTGATGAAAATGGGTAAAGCAGCAAAATCATGATTGAAGAAATGATCAATGCGGTGATGTTTAAGATTGGGAGCAAATACCCAACCGTGGCGATATGGGGTGATCCCATTGATCCAGTCATTGCATTGGAAATCATTCGAAGAACCGATAGAACATCTTATGGAATGATTACAACACCCGATGTCGATTTCACTTCTGATCTTCTTTTGCTCATGCATGGAGATGATTGCAAACGGCGAAAAGTGCACGGAAGAGTGCATTCAAACGCACTACAGGCAGCTGAAATCGCAGCAGGTGAGACTTTTAGAAATCTTGAAGGGCTAGATTATTTCCTTCAAGACGTAATTGCCAAACAGGATGACCTTGATACAAGCCGGTGGATCAAACCAGACGGTTCCATATTTTTGATAACATCATTTGGTAAATGGGCCGACTGTGATGAGATTGAAGATGAGTTAACTATATTGGTTGAAGCTTTCCCCGAACTCAAAATGAATGTTTGCTTTTGGGATAGCCATATACTTAAATTGGCTGATAATAAATTCAACGAGGAACCAATTGGTGGATGGATCGTTGATCATGGTGAATGGCATCGTCAAAACTATAAATTAAGTGATATTCCACCTGAACAATTACTAAAAACCACTCGGGACTCTATCTATGGTGCAAATCCATATCATCCTCAAGCCCATCCCACACCCATGTGGTCCATAGCAGAACTTGATGCGATGTGGGGCTGTCATTATGCGCGAAGCCGTGCTAAATACACAGAGACATACAACGATTATATCAAAAAATATGTTGAACGGATTAAACCATGCAACTTGAACCCGAAGTACAAGAATCAATAGATGCACTCGTAGAAGGGTTCGTTGGTTTGCCTTCACCCGAATTGAATGAATTGGTGGTTACCAGTTATTCTGAAAAGAACCGCCACTATCACACTGTTCATCATTTGGACTGGTTATATAAAGTCGCCATCAAATGGAAGAAGGCTCTATTCACGGATGAAGAATGGAAAATCCTTTGTGGTGCTATTCTGTTTCATGATATCATATACAACGCGAAACGCGAAGATAATGAAAAGCAATCAGCTACCATCGCTCGCACATGGATCAATAATAATCTGACCGGTTATGGAATCATTCTTCGTAATGTGGAACGATTGATACTTGATATGGACGAACCGGGGGTAAGCTTTCTAAACGATTTCTTCCAAGATATCGATATGAGTATTCTCGGTGGTGCTGGAAGCCTTTACCCAGAATACCAAGAAGCAGTAAGAAAAGAATACTCAACCGCCTTCACACCAGAACAATACAACATGGGGCGTAAATCATTTCTTGTTAAACTACTTCGGCGTAAAAGTATTTTCCGAACCAATATATTCTTTCTGGAATTGGAACAAAACGCCATCCGTAATATTGCCGCTGAGATTGCGAGTCTATAAATATGAGTATGTCAAACGAAATTGAACAAGAAGAACCGGCACTTGAAGAAGATTATTTCTATTTCATTACACCAACCGGCACGGCAACTGATGTAGATATCAGAAGACGTGCACGCCGCATGTTTAATACCTTTTATAACATTGATCAAATCGTAGAACATGTTCTCAAAGTCATGCCACCACATATCAAACAGGTTTTGGTGCAAGTCGATTTTGATCAACTCCATCCAATGGTGATCTTCCTATTGATGTCTATGAGTTCTGCTTATGGTATCAATGAAGAGAAATATCCATATCTCGTGAATGATTCCATCGAAGATACATTCGGATTGATCATGAAACGAATGAAAGATTCTATCATCCCTGATCCCAAGAAATATGTTTAATCACGGTTGACAATATATTGAAAACATGGTATGATCCCCGTGAGGAGAATTATGCTATGCCCGTAATGTATCAAAATTGGATTGAACGATCTGACCTACAGCGTAATGCTAGATCAGATCGATATTATCTATTTGGTGATAATTTGCGGCGTGTCGGGATGGGTGGACAAGCCAAGTCCATGCGTGGTGAACCCAATGCTATTGGTATTGCGACCAAGAATGGTCCTAGTATGCATATTAATGATATGTGGGTTGAACGCACACCGGCTGACGCCAAACGTTTCATATCTCTTCTTGAAGCTGATCTTGAACAGGCCGAAGATTTACTTGAAGCCCATAAAGAGATTGTTATTCCGACCGATGGTCTTGGAACCGGTTTCAGTAAACTTCCAGAGAATGCACCTATCACCAATGAATGGTTGACCAATCTATTGTTTACCGACTGGCCTAAATCATATGGTACTCATGTATCCTCAAATTATCAGGATCATCTGCCATCACCGTTTGGCGCTAATCGAATATTGATTGTCACATCACCGGTCTTTCGACCCCATACTTCATGGAAATCATCTACAATCTGTGGCACCGTTATTGCAGTTCAGGGTCGTGCTGTTATTGAATATAGTAATAGAGAATTACTGACTGGTGATTTGGATGAGTGGACGCATGATCCTTTCCCTACAAGTGTTGGTTTCTGGGTAGGTGAAGCCTATAATCACCCGTACAAATGTGATACAGGTGGTGTTCAAATTAAGAACTGGCGTCCAGCCACTATTTCTGATTTCCAAAACATGGATGTCGCTGTACCGGATGTGTATATAAAACAGCCATGAGAGAATTATCACCACATCAAGCCCTTCGGTTAGCCGAACGTCGAGCAGCGAAACTTCTTGACTTGATCAAGGAGATACAGCAACTTGGTGAAGACAAATATGACGCACCGGAATGGTCTGATGTTACGGATGTCATCGAACGTGGAATGCGGAGAATAAAATAATGGGATCACGTATCTGTAAAATGATTGGCTACGGAATGCCCGTAGGTCTATTCAATTTTCACTTCCAGCCCGACCATCGCGAAACCGGTGATCGCCAAGATACCCTTGATGACATATTGATTGCTTATGATAAACAAGCCGGTGATCCTCTACGTCAAGATATTTTAGACGAGCTTCAGGCTACCGGCCATAGCCATCCCAATATTCGACCACGAAATCACCCCGAAACGCCCGGTAAAATGGCTGACTTGTATCAGTTTATTGGTGGTGAAAATAAAACGCACGTCTTGTTTATTCCGATGCTTGGATGTCATTGGGGCCGATATGATGATGATATAGATTATGTTGAAGAAACCTTCACTGATCCTGATCGCGAGACTGTTGTTATTGAAAGAGAGTATGGTTTTTATCCATGGGGGAATTCCATACGTGATGCAGTAACCAATGTTCCCGTCCAATGGGATCATACTCATCGGTCTATTGATGGCAAACGACCATCCACTATTGTACCAGATGTACCGGACGTATTGCGATACTGGTTGATGGCGACAGGCGTTATGAATAAAAATGGCATTGATGCTCTTCGTCCAATGTATGCAAAGTGGTGGTCGTAATGTTGAATTGTGCAAAACGTGCTTATGATTTCAATAATGTATTGTTGCAACCTTCAGCAACAAGTAAAATCAATTCGCGTAAAGAAGTTGATCTTGGTGTGCCTAGCCTAAGCGGCGGTGTTCCTATCATCGCGGCCAATATGAAAAATATTGGTAACTTCCAAATGGCCGCACAATTACAAAAACACAAAGTGTATACTGCTATTCAAAAATCATTCACACTCGGTGAATGGGATGAGGCCGAAGAAAAATATAACATCGATTACAACTTCATCATTCCAACTGTTGGTGCTGATGCCGAAAGTATTAATCGATTTCTGAATATCTATTCGGCATATGCTGATGTATTACGATGGGTATGCTTTGATGTTGCTAATGGTCATACAGAAGAAAACATTCTGATTGCCAAGAAACTCAAAGATCAGTTGCCCGACCATGTTCAATTCATCTACGGAAACGTTGCCAATCCGTTTGTGATGAATTTCATGGACGATTATGATTTCCATCCACACTTTATCAAGATCGGTATCGGCTCTGGTTCAGTTTGCACAACTCGATTGAAGACAGGTGTAGGTGTTCCACAAGCAACGCTTATTGATAATTTTGAATCCATCCAAAGAAAATCATCATGGCATCCGGGCATCATTTCTGATGGTGGTTGTAGAACGCCTGCTGATTTAGTAAAATCGTTTGTTCTCGGTGCCGACATGGTAATGATTGGTGGCATGCTGGCCTTCCATGAAGAGGGCCGTGAGACTGGTGGTGGTTCGGATGGTGACAGAATGTTCCATTACGGAAACTCATCCGAAAAAGCTAATGGGTATGATCCTACGAAATCATACCGGGCAGTTGAAGGTAAGGTCGTATCCCATTCTGCCAAACCAAGCGTCAATGCTACAATGACCGATATACTGGGTGGCATTCGTTCGGCTTGTACATATCTCAATTGTCCAACCATTTCTGATCTGGGTAATCGTAGAAGTCAGATCATGATCGTTGATAAAGTGGCGGATAACTACTGATGTCCTTTCTTGATGATTATTACGAAGAATGTATCTCGAATGCTTTAGAAGATGAAGGCATTAAAGCTACTCGCCAACAGATTGAAAATGTTGCTGGTGCCGTTGCTGGTGCTCGTGAAAACGAGGGCATGGTTACCGGACACGACTGCATTCCAAATCCTCTTGAATCTACAATACGCGAGAACGAACAAGCATATCAATCCGAAATAAAAATGATTGAGACGCTACAAGATAAGCGTCTAAAGGAACTCCAATGGGAAATCCGGCGTTTGAACGGCATTATATACAACCTGCAACAACAGACCGGCAATTGAATATAAGAGGATATCTTATGGTTAACACTGATAATATAATGACGGTGGCAGAACTTATTGCCCAACTACAAGAATGTGATCCTGATGCTTATGTTATCACGGCCAGTGATAGTGAAGGCAACGTGTTCTCTCCTGTCTCGACCACGTTTGGTGATGGTGTATATGTAGCCGAATCATCTATCCGTGGTGAAGTATGGGCCGGAAGAAAACTAACCCAAGACTTGAAGGATGCAGGCTTTGACGAAGAAGATTGCTATGACGAACCCGATGGACTCGACTGCATTGTCCTCTACCCAACCAATTAAACTGAACCTGAACGATGTGGGTATTCCATGCCCGTATTGCGAAAGCGAAACCTTCGCTGGGTTTGTTAAAGGTAAACAGATATCACCATATTCATGTCTACAGTGTGATGCCGTTGAAATTGGTATGACGGATGAAGACCGGGGTATGTCTAAACGTGAACTCGAAACGGGTTGGTGGGAACCGGGTCGTGAATTACCCGAAACATCTGATGATGAAAAACACATCAATCATTATTTCAAAGAGAACAGCGAAACAGTGACAAGTTATCTGTTTTCTGAGAAGATGCAAAACAGTACTTTTATAATGAAACCCGGCACGATTTATAGAGATAAGTTAAGCTATTACAATAATCATAAACACCAATATAGTAATCAGACACAAACCAGCAATACGGGTGCTGCTTCCGACTTAGACGAAGCAATGTACGAAGCTCGTCAAAAGCTTCCGTATAATGAATTATACATATTAACTAATCTGGTTAAGCGCCTCATTACACTGTCCGCGAGCAATTATCATAGATCAGATAGTCCCTATTCTGGTGCCTTCTTGGCTAGAACGCGCATCATAACACAGGAAGTTGCTAAAGAATTTACACAATCACGCAATTATTAGTCTTCTTGTCTAAATAGATGCTGATTTAAACCAATGGGATAACTATGATCGAATCTGAGTTACGTGAATTTGTTATAGACGAACTACAAACGTTCGTTGATGAAAAACTAAGTGATATCGATTATTGGGTAGAAAGATTTGAAGAAGGTGATCTAACACGTGATGATTTTGAAATCATGCGTGATGAGATTTTTCCTTACTCTCAAATACTCCTAGTCACCGAGTAATCTCTTACATACATCCTTGAATAGAGAATGAGATAACGTCTTGGCCATCCCGTGATGTAACGGTGATGGCCAATCGTTGTATGAACACCATTCAAACCCATCAACTTCCCAGTTCTCAGAAACATTGGGTTCAATCTCTGTTTCTATGATGGCGATGAATGTTGTGTATTTGAATTTGTCCGGTATCACATTCTCATGAACTAATATCATATCTTTGATTTCAAGATGCATTCGGGTTTCTTCATGGGCTTCACGTACAGCGCCTTGTAACGGGCTTTCGTTACTATCTATAGCACCGCCCCATGTTCCCCATGTTCGTGGCTCTAGCACGGCCTCAGAGCGAAGGGATAGGCAGAACCGCTTGGTTGTCGTACAGAAGAATAGCACACCAGCACCTTCTTTACCCCAATATCCAGTTTTGTTTAATTGTCTGGCATGATCTTCATCAGATTCGGTTATTGGAATTGGTTCCAATCGACCAAAGGTTTTTGAAGCCATATCTTTAAACTTGGCCATAGCATCATTATTACCACGAATACCAATCACACCATTATCATGATCGATACAACGATAGAGATTATATCTAGAAGACCATTCTCCATTAATCAATGCTTCTCTATTAACACCAATAAAGAATTCACAACCGTTTCTTAATGTCTCAACCCAATCCAGACCAGCACCGACTGCCACGGTGCCATGATAATAATACCATGCTGATGCTATAAACCATTCCCCGTTCAAGTATACACCGCGCCATCCACTCCTATCATTGAGTATACCGGCTGCTTCGCCGCGAGATACTTTAGCTAGAATTGGTGTTTTTTTATTGTGGCACTCTATCTTCTTTGATTCTATTAATCTATCAAACTTCATAATGACCACCCGCTTTTAACCATTCTTGTGATGGTGTATCACCGGAACCGTAATAATTACCACTGAGCCACCATTCCCATACACTAGAATCACCCATTTTTTTCATCACGGCGGGTCCATCAGTTCTATGGATGTTACCGTTCCACCACCAAGTATCAAATCGTCCGTTGGGTAATTGGGACGCTGGACCATCAACCCGGTGTTTTTTACCATGTCTAAACCATCTCAAGGTTCCATCATGTTGAACAATAGCGGGTCCATCAATTCTATGAAGATCACCGTTTTTATCATAATAAAAAACATTTACCTTCTGGACGACTTCTTTAAGCTTCATAACGATCCCCTGCATCTATCTGTGCCGGTCCATCAGGATTATGTAACCTTCCTTCTGGATCATAATAATAGATGTTGAGAAACCTATCACCACTTTCAGTTATATAATGGTGTAATGGTTTCATCGTGGCATATCAATTATAGCTTTTTCAATTTGGCGATTATATTTATATGCAAACATTTTAGGAAGAACAAGTGGATCAACGACTGGATCATCTGTAGCATCACGTAATTCGGAATCCATTGGTTCACCGTTGGTATCAAATCCCCATTGATGTCTCAACGAATCAGACAACTCTTCAATCTCTTCTTCGTATTCATCACCTTCATCACCGCTATAATAATCTAGTGCCGCTGCTCTGAAAAACTCGTCAGAATGAGATTCATCGCGATAATACAATAACCATTTCTCATTAGTAGCTTTTCGTAAAGAGATTATCAAATAAGCATCCGGCATCTCACCACGGGTTTTATAATCATCAAACATGTGCTTGCCGTTATTCTTAGCAGCAACACACCAACGTGTTCTCTTACCAAAATACGCCATGGCTTCATACGTATTGATTTCTGTTATAGACTCATCATCATCATCATAAATCAATTCAGCATCACCAGTTTCATAGAACCCATCTCGTATAGCCTTGTCATTATGTTTGTTACTCATACCAGAACCAGTATAATCTTCATATATAGCAACAGCTTCACCAAAATTTTCCAATTGATAAAAATCCATTCTACCCAAATCTTGACACAATGTGATTAATTTCATTGCCTCTAATACTTTTGTCCGATCAATACCTTGATTAACATATACATCATCTGGATTTTCTAACTCCTTCTTCACCTTAGCAAAGAACTTTGTCTTAACAGCTTCAATGTATACTGGTAATGCATCAGCAATACGGGTTTGAACATCCTGTAATTTAAACATGTAACGAGGGTAGGCAGTATTCCGATCACTGACATAAGTTTTGATCAACCATAATACATATTTGTCATTAGGGGTTGGATCAACTTTTTTGAAAATAACCAACACTTTTGCTATTGCACCGAGTAGGATCGAACCCTTTAGGTCTTCTGGTTTATAAGAAGTGAAATTAGCACCAGTTAACCACTTCATGTCACCATTAGCTATCAGCTTATCAACAATAGCTTTACCATAGTTCTCTAATGTCTTAGGACCATCGATCTTCTCAACAATAATATCAGAAAGTCTCATCGTAAAACATCACCCTCTTGTAATTCATTAAACGCTAATGTTAATTGATTATGTGCAATGTATGTAACTGATAAAGGTCCAAAAGTTCTAATCAGTGGTTGCATAAAATTGCGCATCTCGGTTTGATCATCTGTTTCAATTTCAATCACTTCTAACAACCAACCCGATACTGTTTTGAATATGACCTTATTACCATGATCCATTGCATCGAGTTCATTCATGGTTGGTCCGAATATGAACAACACATTAGCTCTATTACCGGTTGCTGTCATTATGTTCCCATGGTAATATGTGAGAGCATCACCAATATCAATACCCTTCGCATCAGAGACTCCACGAATACCAGCAGGCCATGTTGTCATAATGAACGGCACATTGGTTTTACGAATACCGGACAGAATATAACCGCGAGTTGTTTCAATTCGCTTTGCTTCAAATAATGCTTCTAATTTCATGATGTATACCTCGGGTCATTTACTAACTCATCAGACTTCTTATCAAATTCATTCAAAATATTGTCATGCACCGCTTTGACTTCTTCATCTGTTGCACGTTCATCTAATCCGCATTTTAATGTAAGGATGTGTTCGCGTGTCAGTTCATTGAATTTAAAACGCACACGTCTTTGTACAGCAAGTAAAATACTATTTCTATGACCTTTACCCATGTAACCATTGTCAATAAAATCATTGACACGTAATACAAGTTGTTGAAAGGTTAATAGTCTATAGTTTGTAGGTAGCTTGCCCGGAGTATATGTACTAATAACCATTTCTAATAATTCGGAATGAAGTCTTATTATAAAACTGTCACTCACTCCTTCATCCAAAGCAGTGGCACCCAATGGTGTTCCCTTGAACCACCACGATTTAATAACACCGAGTGTGCCATCGGTTTTAATGTGAAATCTAAGTAGTGCAGGATGAGTTTCAGAATGATATGTCATAGAATTATGGAACGAGGCCCGTGTATTCGGTGAAATCCAACCCATTTTAATAATAGTTCCATCGTCTTTTTTAACTTCAATCAAGGTGGGCAAATCACCCCAACCATCTAAATTGCGATCAAATATTATTCGATTGTTACCAGTACCGTATTGCAATCGGTCTTGAGTGTTATACCAGCCTTCAGTATAACCGGGGTTCAATATGATTTTATGCTTACGTGCCCATTCATCAGTTCCATCATAGGTTCTGACAATAGCTAGAGCTTGCGCGTAATTAGACTTGTTTGATTCGGTTATGATATGTTTTAATCGCATCAGTCACCCCATTTAGGATATTTAGAGGCAGCTTCTTTAAACCCTTCAGGTGGTTCCATGTCTAATGAAAACACATGGTTGTATATCGTGTATTCTCCTAGTTCCTTGCCATCCAAATACCATGCAAGGCCATCCGGTTTACCGCTTTCATCATAATCAATATGGGCTGGTCCAGTTGTTCTATGAAGGTGACTATTGTTATAATAAGCTGTTCTTCTAATATTACCGTTCTCCCAGTATGTTTCTAAAGCAGGGCCATCTTCTCTATGTAAAAAGCCACCGTGGCCAACTGGTCCAAGTTTTGCATATCTGTTTAATACTTTACCATTTCTTTGATACTCAATCATTGAATACCATTTTTCCTGTGGTTTATATTCTCCCAAAATCATCCAAGTTTGTTCTCTTATTTGTGAACGATCATTATCAAACCATGATGTGAAAGCGGGTCCGTTTTCTCTATGGGTTTGATAATGATTACTCCAACGTTCACAATGCGCATTAGGGGTTGTTCCTATTTGTGCAGGGCCATCTTCTCTATGAAGTTCTCCGTTTTGCATATAAGTTATTACTTCGCCGCCCATAGTACGTTTTTCTATTTTGGCAGGCCCGTTATCATTATGGCGAATACCATGAATATACCAACTGATTTCATTTTTTGTTATAATAGCTGGACCATCGGGATTATGATAATCTTCGTTCTCATCAAACCAATATTCTTTGAAGCCGCGATACTTCCATTCTGCGATATCTTTAAGCTTCATAATGACCACCCATGTCTAACCATTCTTGTGGCGGTGTATCATTAACGCCAAAATTGCGACCACGCCAATACCAAATAAAATTACCATCATGCCAAATAATAGCAGGCCCATCTTCTCTATGAAGTTGTCCGTTATACCACCATTCTTTAGTACCATTAGATTTAATATAAGCAGGTCCACCTACACGATTTCGTTCCCCATGATTATACCAAGCTTTAGTACCATCCTTCCAAGACAATGCAGGACCACCTTGTCTATGGCGTAATCCTTCATAGAACCATTCTTCACCGCCATCACTCCATATGATTGCAGGCCCATCTGTACGATGCTTTTGATCTTTGATAAACCACTCTTGGGTTCCATCATAATCAATGCGTGCTGGACCATCTTCACGATGTTTTTTATTACGGTGATACCACACCTTAGTGCCGTCAGCTTCTATACGAGCGGGTCCATCATCTCTATGACGCCAACCATTATAATACCAATCTTCAGAACCATCAGCCATAATCACGGCAGGACCATCTGTACGATGCTTCTTACCAATCTTGTTATAATAATAGATGTTGAATCGTTGAACGACTTCGGTAAGCTTCATCCCATGCCGTCCGCTTCTAATTTATCCAATAGATCATGTAATCTTTGTTTGTCTGCTTTAATAACTTCTCTAAAATGGTTCTTAAGGTATTTGATAATTCTGGGGGTCATATATCCATTCTTATCAAGAGCATCTATAGCATCATCCATTACTTCAACGCGTTGTGGATCACGTACATGTTTTTTATAATCAGTAATTTGACCCCATTTCTTTTTATGATATCTGTACAAAGCCGCCGTAAATGAGAACATCACCGCGCCCAAATCCCTTGATGGTATCATATCATATGCTATCAAACCACCATCAATATAATAAGCACTAGTATTGTTGCCATGATGTATAGCGGCAGGACCATCTAAACGATGCTTCTCGCCTTCTTTGTTAAACCATATTTCACTTATGAATCTTCGGTCCATTACTTCTTTAAGTTTCATAATGACCACCTGCATCTAACCATTCTTGGGACGGCGTGTCTGATGGTCCTGTAATTTTGTCATCAATACCCCAAAACTTTAATACAGTGCGGTGTACTTTGATGACCAAACACGGTCCATCTAATCGACTAATCATACGACCTTGTACCCATACGGATAAACTTTCTTCTTTATCCGTTCCAGCTAGACTCGTTCTATCAATAATAATCGATGGTAGATTATTACCACGACGCGGTGAATAAGACCCGACTACGGCTTCATCCTTCCATACTCGTGTTCGATATGATGAATAAGGTTGGCGATATGGTGAGTACTCATTTAAATATCGTGATAGATTCATTTGCTTCAATCTCGTGGAAATCAGACCGGTCAACGTGGAAACACTATCATTGAAACTTAGTCCATTATCCCTATATATAACAGGCGTGATAGAGTCACCGTTCTCTCGTCGGTTCAATACCATTTTACCCGTCTTTGTTTCCCGCCATATTTCTTTATTACCTTCTGGGTTACCTACAATTTCACCATTCATAAACCATGTCTCTTTATCAATAAGTTTTCTAGGTAGACCATAATTAGAAATAGTGGCGCGGTGTATACTTGCTGGCCCCTCGATCACGTCACGGTGCAGTTGACCATGGTCCATCCATGTTGTGACATGCTTGGTTATAATAGCAGGACCATCAGAACGATGTTCTTCACCATCCTTATCAAAATATGTTATTTCTTTTATTGGGCGACCATCAGACATAGTTCCGCGTTCTTTCTGATAATAAGCGAACTCTTTATCAGCATCTTCTTTGGTGTAAGGTTTTAAATTACTAAGCTTCATCTATCTTCCCCAAACCATTCTTCAATATGTTTTTTCAACTTGGCACGATGTTCTTCATTATCATAACCAAGTTTGATCAGATTGTTTAATACATCCATCACCTGTTGCTTGTTATATGGATGATAACGATCATGTGTTAGCCGCCACAAAAAATCGAGAGGTATTTTATTATTGGACATATCATTAAAATGATACTGACCACCAAACTCACAAAAATACCCATTAACATACCATTGCGCCGTATATGATCCGAACCGTTTGTGTTCTATTACTGCTGGTCCATCCAATCGATGTTCTTCATCATTCGCATTATACCAACGATAATTGACAAATTGTCCTTCATCATTCTTTGCTTCTGATAAAGCAGCTTGTCTTTTCTCTAGTCTCTTAACATCTGCATCACTTCGGTTAGTATTCTCGTGATCCAATGGATCAACATGATACACATCAACTATATTCAATTTGTTCAATGATTTGCTTAATACCAAATAACAGGTTTTATCAACAGCATTCTTTGCTTCTGATCCCCAACTGTTTTCGTAAATGAAACCATCATATTTAAATTCACTGAATAGTTCACCAGATGCAAACATCTTTTTAATATTAGAACGAGATACACCTTTTAGTTCCGGTAATAGATCATACAGAATGCCAGCTTTTTTAAGATGACGAAACAACTCTTGATAAGACCATTCAACAATGTCAGATACTTTCAGTAATGGTCTTAGATCAAGGAAATGTAATCCGTTCGCATTAACCGCATAAAGATATGAATATTTGGTTTCACGTTTTGGACTGATCATGTCTAATAGAAAACCACCAACCCCATCACGTTTTACTCTTTGATGCGTACCATCATGAAGATGCGAACCCCAATCAGATGATGATCCAATTGCTGTAAACCATGAAGCCAACGCGGCGTCTGATGCAAAATGAATTCCCAAGTTCTGAGAAGCTACAGATGATTTGAACGAAGTGAACTTATTGCGTGATCCATGGAAAAGCATACCCCTATGAGATGACGCCCACGCCTTGACTTCTTCTAATGGCTTTTCGTAAAGATGTTCGAATAGATTATTAAGCCTCATAGTGACCACCTGCATCAAACCATTCTTGTGGCGGCGTGGCTTTGTCACCATAACAATGATATCTAAGCCACCATTCTACAGTGCCATCAGCTCTTACAGTAGCAGGACCATCTTCTCTGTGCATCTGACCATGTTTAAACCAATATTGATTACCATCAGCTCTTACAGTAGCAGGACCATCTTCTCTGTGCATCTGATCATGTTTAAACCAATATTGATTACCATCGGAACTGATAACCGCTGGACCATCATCCCTATGATAACTCCCATTTTGATACCAAGCTTTAAACCCATCATATCTTATGATAGCTGGTCCATCATCTCTATGATGATTACCCTTACGCCACCATTCCTTAGTTCCATTGGCTTCTATAACAGCTGGTCCATCTTTTCTATCGCGCTGACCTTTTGTAAACCATTCCTTGGAACCATCTGGTTTTGTAATGGCAGGACCATTTTCTCTATGACGTATGTTTTCAAAATACCACTGTTCCGAACCATCAGCGCCTATGAGGGCGGGTCCATCTATTCGATGCAGTCGGCCATGTTGATACCAACCATCACCACCACGTGTACCTGTGGTGGCAGGACCATCATCCCTATGAAGATCACCATGAATATACCAAGCTTTATATCCAGTAGCGTCTACAACAGCCGGGCCATCAGATCGGTGACCACGATCTTTCTCATCATAATAATAGATGTTGAATCGTTGAACGACTTCTTTAAGCTTCATGGCTCTTCCCTCACGGTTTTGCCATCAATACCAGTAGGATGTTGTGCGAAGTGTGACCATAGTGCTGGCAACCATCCACCCGGCATCACACCAGCGGCAACAGTAGCTCTAAAACCATAACCCGGTCCTAAACACCATTGTGATCTTCCGTCATCACTTTTATCTATCTGTGCCGGTCCATCATAGCGGTGATAATGTGCTTGCCATAACCATGCTTCGAAATCCTTACGGATAACCGCAGGCCCATTGGGATTATGATGAAGACCATGGTCAAACCATTCTTGGTCACCATTCGCCGAAATTTCGGCTGGTCCATCAGAACGATGCTGCTCGCCATCAGGGTCATAATAATAGATGCTATACTTTTGGTTCATCATAATCTCCCAACAAACATAATATCAATTTTATTGATATTATGTTGTTGATTATCTTCGTCACCATAACCAAGATAAGCCAAATGATGTAATTGTTCTAATACTTCTGCATGAGTATATGAATTCATTTTGAGTCTTCTGAAAAACGAACTCGGTACATTAGGTTTTGTCGTACCGGTGCTATGATCCAATCCACAAAAAGTATCACCAACCCACCACTGACATTCATATTTATTGGGTGTGACCATATGTATTTTAGCCGGTCCACCTATACGATGTACTTCACCATGTTGATTAAAGTATATAATACGGTGTTTAGCCCCATTGATTACCAATCCATCCAAATCAGTTTTAGCAGATTCATTAATAGGTTCTTTATAATGAATTGCCGCATCATAGAACGCATCCACAACGCGCCAGAGTTCACCGGATAACATTGACTTTAGTTCTTCATCTTTATCCATGATCTTCCAAACAGCACGCGCCTTATCAGCCATACTTTGATCAATGTAATCTTTATCGGTTAATGATGTTAAGGCGCTATCCCGTGTAGTTACACCATCAATACCAATAGCATCAGGACCACCAAGTTTATTGAAGTGGAACCATAGAAGCGGTAACCATCTTCGTGGTAGATCGCCCGGATAATCAAATATTGGAGGGAAACCATGGATCGCCCAATTGTTTTCTTGATATGGCCCATCATAGCGATGTCGTTTAGCATCAAACCAATACTCTTCGGTCTGAGTTTCATGATCAATCTTTGCCGGTTTATTACCGTCACGATGTAGATGGCCGCCTAGATAATAAGCTTCCTGTGCAACATGGCCAGACGAATCATATTCAATGGTCGCAGGCTTATCACCGATGCGATGAACAACACCATGAACATAATAGGATTCAAATATTTTCTTACCAGTGTGAGAACTATATAGAACGAAAGCCGGTCCACCTATACGATGCCGCTCATCATTCTTATTGAAATAAATTTCGCGAATACCGTTATCATTCAATTCCATGGATTTATTTATCCGTGGAACCTCTTAATCCTGATAATCTACCAGCACCCAACTTGATCATTGCGTCTACATACATGGTTTTAACCCAATTGGTTGAAATATCATTGTCCATTTCAAAGTATTCATCCATAAATTCCCAAGCACTATGCACATTGTCTTTGTTTAATTTGGGCAAATAGTTCTTATCCATCAGGACGGTTAAACAAGACTCTCGCGTAGTTACCTTATCAACCCCGATGCCATTATTATTGTGAAAATGAGTCCATATGAATGCTGGCCATAAGGTTGGTGCTTTGTCTTCTGAGGAAGATTGCTCTGCGGGTCCAACATCGTGTAATGACCAAAAAACAAACGTCTCATTATTATTGGTTCGCATTATTGCAGGTCCATCATAACGATGATATTGACTTAACCACATATAGAAATATCCATCCTTGGTCAGTATAGCCGGTCCATCTTCTCTATGAGTAGCACCCTGCTTATAATATTGTTCACGAACTATTTCACCATTGGTATCATACCAAATAGAAGCAGGCTTGCCGGTTCGGTGTTCTTCACCATGTTTATTAAAGTAATGTTCAGAATAGGCTATAGTCATAATGTATCTGATACTCCTAAATCACGTTTGGTGTTAATATAAGCAGTATCAACTATTAATGCTTCTACATATTCGCGTGATGCAAACATTGAATCCAACGTATCCCAAACTTCATATATCGGATGTACTTCTTCTTCAGTATAATAGCCCTTCTTGATCAATGCAGCTAAACAAGTTTCACGGGTCATCTTACCATCAACCCCAATATCATTCATGTTATGGAAATGAGTCCATACCACTGCTAACCAATTGATAGGTGGTTTTTTAATTCTTGAAGATATACGAAAATACGCAATATCATACAATGTCCAAAAAGTTTGGTGACCACTGGGTGTTGAATTATATGGACCATCATAACGATGACGCTGACCTAACCAATAATAATAAGTTACGTCATCACTATCAAGTATCCCAGTTTCAATTACAGCTGGTCCATCGGTTCGGTGAAGTATACCGTCCTTGTGGTAAACTCGTTCAATTATATCGTCATTCTTGTCATATACAATTTTGGCAGGACCATCACTACGATGTTTCCTGCCTTCTTTGTTGAAATATTGGACCGTATAACCAAGCATCGGTTATTTATAGGTTATGTAATTTCCGTTTGGCCACATTGATACAATCGATCACCTTGTCCAAAGATGCTTGCGGCGACCCATGAACCGGATAAGCTTCAACAAAGCGCGTGAGTAGGCTCTGTGCGTCTGCAATGATGTCTTCAACGGACTTCTCGTTCTTGATTACACGTTCAATCCAGAGTTCACGAGAGTCTTCGAACATTGGAGAGTTCCATGTCTGCCAATTGACAGCAGAATCATCAAAAGCTTTGGCGACAAAATAGCCTAACTGTTTCTCAACACCATTGACTTTAATCATGCTCGGCCATCTATCAGAACCGATTAATACAATATTGTCTTTCATGATCATCTCCAAAGCTATCAGGTAATTATACCGTAGCTTGGTAATGTTTCAGATGAAAGGCTTTTATAATAGGTGAAAGTTTTTTCTCAAAGTTGTCATAATATTCATCAGACTTTCTTTTTGAAACGAAAAAACAAATCGAATAATAACAATTATCTAACACTTCGACATATATCCAATAATTATTTGATGGAAAATTTGGACCGGTCGTAGAAAACCAAGAAAACGAATCGTCGCGTTTATGAAATGCTACATTCTTCATTATCTCATTTGGAAGCATATAATGTGGACCGACATCGGTTTGTGCTAGAGAGTGATCATACCATCTATCTACATTGGCCGAGTGCACTTCTTTGTATAGTTTATCACTCAGCTCTGCATAACGGACATTAAGGGATTGATAGTGTTGATCACAGATAGAACTAAGCATCAATCTGTCCTTTATACTTTCTCCGTACTCTGTCAATTATCTTGGATATTGGTGCTCTCAATTTATTATCAACACCCTCTTGTGATATAATTGCAAACAATATATTGTCTCTCAAGATTAATAATGGTTGCCTATAGATGCACATTACCGAAAACTTAGATACGACCTTGCTATTATACATAACCATACGGGTTATACTACGATCTACATCCACTAACGAATTCTCAATTTCATCAGTCATGTTAAGGTGAATCTGTTCTATTTTGGTTTGGTGTTCCGCAATCATTTGATCAATCATCTTGGCCTCGCGTATCGTAAAAGCGTTTGTGAGCCTCATCAACTATTGTAATAAGGGTTTGGGCCAGTCGATCATATCGATCATACTTTGATCCACCAAGGTCATTATTGACCGGGTTACCATATCGAATAATATAAATAAGATGATCCCGTTTGGCAACGAACCACCAATCAATTCCATTTCTATCATTGGTGGTTAACCAGTTTTCACGATTGCCATCCGCATGTAGATCAATAATAGGAGGAACAACCCACCAGTCTGGTATCTCATCATGCGCAAGAAGGCCAATTTCAGGTGCAAACCTATAGACAGTATCTGGCATACTAGGTACATGCGTTTTTACAAATTGAACCCACTTGGATATGTGATAAGCAATTTGATCATCATGATCTTGTAACATAGCATCAATCATGGTGTGCCCAACCATAAGCCTGATGGTATCCTTTATGAACCTCGATAATCAATTCCTTGATACGATTGATCATCTCGGTTCTTGAAATACTATACTTTAGAATATGCTCATATGCAACCTTGTAATATACCCCATCATGAACCATGTGTATTATAGTTTTGTTACCTTCGGAATCAATTGTACCATTGCCACCATTCATACATTCATACAATAGCGCGGCATTACCAGAATCATTACCAGAGAATGGGGTTATCCATACGCCGGGGAAAGATTCATAATACGATCCTTTGTGGGTATGTTGCTCTCTCAATGTCACCATCATTTCACGCAAACATTTTTTCAATAATCTACGTGCATCTGTATAAACCAAACGTACATCATCTATATGTTGATCCATCATTGCATCAAACATCACAGTGATTCTTTTTATGGTATTCAATGATGTGCTTACATATCATCCGGGTATGTTCGCGTGCCGGTTCAGGAATGGTATAAGGATGATCATATCGAACATGATAGCATATACCATCAATCATCAAATAGATTGCAAGCTCTTTTGCGAAAACCTGAATAGACCCTGTGTGTCCTTCAATGTCTCGTCTGTTACTGAATACATTATACAATGATCTTACATAATCACCATGTTGTACTGATGGTTTTATTTGCACTATTGGTAAAGTGCTCATTATCCGATCACCGACCGCGCGCCAGCTATAAGTGGCATCAGCGTCCGATGATGACAGTCTTGTGATTAACAATTGTAATTGAGCAGAACTATCCAGATATTTTTGTTCTACCATTTTAAGATGGTGATCAAGCATTAAGGAAATCATAATACATCTCCTTTTGAATAAGATCAATCCGAGTTGCAATAATTGTAGCCAAATTGCATAACATAACATCCAATGGCATTACTCCTAAGTTCAATTCAATAACCACATGATATCTCAGACCCTCCAATTCAAAGACGAAATTTAATCTACAACGATTATTCAAAATTCCAATACTACCATCAAACCCATCTAATGAATAACGCCGTTCCCCTTGAGTTCGCATAAACAGGTGATAATACGGAGGCGGCCAGAAGGGTTCATCTCTGAGCGCATGAATAGTGACGTGTTGACTTATAATATTACTACTAACATGTTGGAAAATATCAGGTGGATATACAACAGCTGTTTCAGTCGGAGTCCACCAACCATCAACGAGTAATGGTAAGGCTTGATAAATCTTCTTTGTGATGTCTCTGTAACGTTCACGCAATACCTCAGAATGTTCGTCAATGAGTTGATTAATCATAGTAAGAAAACTCTCGCACCATCTGATCAACTCGTTTAGTGATATCCATACCCAAATCGTACCAGCTTTCACCTAAATCCAAATTGTGATTAAGATCGATATTAATACGCAGACCATCTACGTTCATTCGTATTATTAGGTTCTTTGCGTCTGTTAATGCAATAATCCCTTGGAAATCGTGAAGGTTCTTCACAATTGATTCTGGGTCATGATAATAACATAATGGGTGCGGTTCATTCCTAAGTGCCGTCACATAGGTAGTATGACATATTCTATATCTCTGAGGGGTGATATCTAACCAACCGCGAAATGAAGGGATATAAATGATGGGGTCACCGCCCCACCATTTATCTATTACTCTTGGTACATCCCGTTTGATAATACCACGCAATTGATCATAACGGTTATTCAGTTTGGTAATATGTGATTCAATCAATTGATCAATCATGAGAACGAGCGTTCGCTTCGCCGTGTTAGAATCGCTTTATCAATAATCGTTTTAATCTCTTCCAGAGCGTCGATTGGATTATTGTTAGGATAGGTGGCTAAAACGTCACCAAGCTTCTGGTTGGCCTTCAGTAAGCTTTGTAGAGATGTTTCTTCAGGATAGTAGATAGCTTCTGCGATCTGACTAAAATGTGGGGATTCTTTCAACGGACATGCGTTCTCGCAAGCTGTCCAATCCGGTTGGGCTTGTTTGCACTTGGGGCACTTCATCACAGACTCCATCAGGGTTTGCGGATTGATCGAGAATACCTTTTTCAATCATACACAGTTTATCAAACCGATCAATAAAATAGTCACGATTTTCAGGTGACATGCAATCAGGCGTTCTGATTGAAAAGGTTAAACCACGATGGATCACATAGATTTGAAGATACCGTTTCGCTACATCAGTGAAATGATAAATTGAACGATCATCGTGTTTAATCGTAATAGTGGCGGCTCTCATATTAGCACGATTGAATTCACCATTGAACACCTTGACGTGCTTAGAATGCAAACCAATAGCTTCTTCAAGGCGACCCGTTGAATGCATCAATGCTTCGCCTCTAGCTGCCTTGTGTCCTGCAATCATTTCTTTAATCATGTCATCACAACCGCTTTATATTTTTTCAAATATTCTTTAGCATACTCAGTGTAATCAATCAACCATTCAGTAAAATCATCGATATCACCTTTAGTATCATATTTGAACCTGATACCTTTATGACGAAGCCAGATAGAGGGGGATTGTCGCTCCCAATAATACCAAACTTGGCTATAGCATCATACATGTTGTGTTCTCGATGTTTCAAATTCTTCTAACCAGTTAATGAACGCGGTTAAAATGTTTTCTTCAGATTCTATGAAGTCGAATTGATGTAATTTGATTGCACGTCCTTTATACATCGCCATATAATATGTAGGCATACGATTAGGTGATTTCTCACCGTATTCTTTCATAAAAGATTTACCACCAAACTCAACAGTGGTACTTACATAATCTGGCATAATCACCTTAGACAATATACGTCTGAGTGTGACATCATGAACGGGAACATGTTGTAGTAAAACCTCAACACCATCAATGGTTATAACCGAACCAAACTCTTCCACTTCGAGTCGAAATGTCTCAAAACACTTTTTTAGATGATCATCAATAATGGTTTTCAACATGGTATGTTACCTGTATGTTCTAATATCCAATCAACCATAACATTATAGGCTTCTTCATTGGTTGCAATTGATAATGGAATGAGTAACCAATAACCAACACCCTTGTATGTGGCTTCATAATATTTGGGTGCCATACCAACAGCCTTGGAGAACTGTACGCCTCTTATTAGTGGCCCACGAAGGTTGGGATTCCAATTTAATGCCCATCGAGCCAATCGTGATCCACTGACCACGGTAGAATATGTTCCGAGTTCGAATCTCCGGGCGGCTCGAATATGTGCTACAACGGTCGCATTACATTCATCTTCGTGCTGTTTAATGATTGCGTCAAACATGGTTTTTGATTATCCAGTCAACGAATGCAGGTATGGTGCTAGGTTCTGATCTAAATGATATTGAATCATCTCATTTATCATTTGCTTTAACCCAGTCGATGCACCCATCAATCATGGTGTCTACAGTAGCAGCACGACCAGCTACATGAAACTCATATAATCGCCCTCTATACCATAACCGAAATCGTAGAATACCGGCATTGCCGTATTTGTCGTGTAATCGGGATAGGTAGCCACCTTGTTCAATTAGAACGCCGTTGTGTTCTGTGGGCCAATCCGGTTTAACTAAACAACGAAGACGATCAATATCAACATAACTATCATTGAAGGTTAACCCGGTATTATTGCGCCATGATTTGGTTACAAAATTATGACACATTTTGTCATGTTGTTTTATAATATCGCTAAACATCGTTCCACATTTTTCTATGCAGTTTCATTGCTCGCTGTGAAAACAATCCGGGTAAGCGGCGCTCGTTGTCTCTTTCTTCTGCTCTAAAATATCCAGTATATAACAAACCTTCTATAGTAAGACTGACATAAAATCTATATATCATTTTATTAGAAAATCCGCTAATCCGTTTCGTCACCGAGATAGATACAACACCATCACGTGTGTTGATCGTTTGGTAATCTGGAACTCTTTCACCAAATGAATCATATACATGTTTGATACTATCGTGTGGTAACCCCGGATCACGTTCGATTCGTATCTTCGTCGAACGCATTGAATTTCTTGCTTCAAACGTAGTTGATTCAAAGTGATCCTCCATCTTTGCGGCAATAGATCGCAACCGCGCGTTACTGTCGTCAATATGAGCATCAATCATACTACGAATCATAACACCTACGTGCCTCTATCACTGCTTGCTCTAATGTATCTATCGGTTTTGTGTAGGGTGCTGGCGGCATTTGCTTGGCAAAGAGTCTACCACGCGTTATCATTTCCATATCATTGTGCTTGATACAAAACACAATGCACGACTTTCTATAACGATCTTCGGGGATGTAATTATAATATATCACAAACTTCGGTAGTGTGCGGTTGTGATCAAAATCCCAAACAGCGGTTTGTGGTTTAACATCGCGATCACCATAGTTGATAAATTCGCTTTTTAAGCTTAAACCATTCAGGTAAAACTCCTGACCCAAGCTGAAACTATCACGCAATGAGTTTCGATAAGCAGTGAAACGATTGGTTAAGATAACATCAAGCATGTCATAAAAAGCATCAAACATCATAGCACCTACGAGCTTCAATTACCACTAATTCTAATACGGATAATCCCTTATTCATCATTGTAGCGTGTGGTGGAAATTGCATTATATAAAGTTTACCGCGTGTTAACATATTCATATCATCATGTTTGATACAGAATTCAATATACGCCTTGTTATTAAGGTCTTCGGGAATGTAATCATAATAGATCGTGAACTTTGGTACTCTGTAACTGTAATCATAGTACTCATAATAACCCGCAGCAGTTTGTGGTGGATCATTTGGATTGTCATTGAATTCACCCGATAGCCCACTCAGGTAAAAATCTAGATCAAATTCGACCCCATCATTAAAAGACCTTATATATGCGAGGCGGCGTTTGTCACGTTTTCCGTTGAGCATGTCATAGAAGGCATCAAACATCATAACATCTTCGGGCTTCAAGTGTGGCTAATTCTAAGATATCGATACCACGCGAAAAAGTCTGTTCACCATATTCGATCAACATCGTCATGGTTCCGGTTGTAGCCCGATTAGTATCTACCTCTTTGATGAAGAAATCAATGGCTTTGATATTATGCGTGGTGATGTGGTGTGTTTCGTAATAGATAACCGCACCATCTATCTCTCGTTTATGAGGATAAAGCTTACCGTTTAAATATCGGCGCTCGGGGGCAAAACTTATGGACCTGCCTCCCCAGAATGTGTGATTAAAATCACGCAAACTTGTTGAAAGGTTGCTCCGTATCTCTGCCTTGAACACATCTTGAAACAGTTTGATTCGTCTGTCTGTATCAAAGACTTTCATTTCATAGAAGGCATCAAACATTATCGTAACACTTTCGTGCTTCGTTCATAGCCTCTGTCAGTACGTCAAGAAGGCGTGACTCCACTGAGATACCCATAACACCATCAGCCATGGCGATGCGTCCTGTTGTCACCATAGCACTATCACACTGGGTAATGAAGAATGATAGCATATATGGATGACCTTCACGCCAATCCGCCACATTATAATAGATCACAGCGTCTTTGATCTTTCGCTGTTTTTTGTAATTTTGGCTTAATAGAAAACTGAAGCTTCCATCGGCGTCGATGAGTGCAATACGTTCCTTGTATTCGACAGAACTCACAGTGACACTATAATTGAATTTGATAACATCACGGAAACCGTAGATATAATTCCGGCGTCTAGTTTCTGTCTCTCTAAATTTCATTTCATAGAAAGCATTAAACATAATCATCAACCGATTTAATAATAGTATCGAGATACGGTATTATAAGTGTTTCTTCATCCTCGTGGCTATTTGAGAAAAATGACATACTGAATTGAAAATTATTATACCAGACTCTGATACGAATCAAAGTGTCCAACTTATTACTCGATATATAAAACAATCCCTTGTATTCATCCGCCACATATGCATCCGATGCTGTGAATTCACATGAGGTCACCATTACGCCGGATACTTGGTTATTAACATCACAAAGCTTAACGCGAATGACATCTCTAACGTATACCATGGTTCTCTCGTGAACGATCCCGTGGTGATTATGTATCATATCATTGATCATAATATTCATCCATTGTCTGGATTATTATATCAAAGAGTTTAATCAAAACTGGATTCATGCCGCTTCGATTGAAGCAGGACTCGGTACGACAAACGAATGATGTACCCATGTATCCGATATAGATATAGGTTTCATCTCGGTATTTGATTTTATACAATAGGTTTTTATGGCGCTCAACTGGGTATTCATATGGAATTAACCATGGCACCGCGAAGTATCTGAAATCGGTTATTCTGAGATTCAAATCACGGAAGTTCTGATAGAATATTTTTTCTAATTTAGAATGAAGAAAATTATCCAACCGCCCACGTGACAGGTCTTGGTGTTGTTTGATCATGGCTTCAAGCATAATATTCATTCCACACGTGAGTGTGTATGATATACTAATTATCGGAAGAAGTCAATGGAAACAGAGCATCAATTATTTGTTTAATGTCATCAAGCATCAGATTGTTCCTCCGTATGGATACAGTTCATCTATACCCTGTTTGATGATGCTAAGGGTTTCTGTAAATTCTGTTATGCTTTGAAAACCACGTGTACTGCCTATCATCACTATGCCGCGATATGATAATTTAAAACCATCACAACCACCAGTTTTATATTCAGAAGTACGGTTATATTTGATACCAAACATGGTTTGATATTGTGGTGGCATACTAGAAACAAAATAGGCTTCATCTTCAGCCACGCATGTGATTATACGTATTCCATACTGATTATAATCACCAACATGAAACAATTCAGTGATACGGTTATGAGCCGTATTGTCAGATAATACCGAATGCTTATGGATCATTGCTTCTAACACATCAATCCACCGCTTCTATATACTTGTCGTAATAGATCAGAGATTGTTTAGCGAACCGGTGAAGAAACACGTGAAAGTCTATACCAATCGAATCATTGATAACAATGAACCGGCTCTCAAAAGAAATACCATTGATGTTCAGGAACATGATCATTCTAAAATTGGATGTGCCGGGTTCATCCTTAACCGTGTACTTGATCATTTTTCCTTTGATACGTATCATGTCCCATTCGAATGCTTTAACTGCCGCACTCTCGTTATTAGAAAGGCTCGAATATCCGACCGTTGTGTAACCACGAGTAATATCTTTATAATAAGGATCACTCAATAGAAAAGCGCGGGTTTCGAGTTTAGCAGTATGGTGTTCGGTGATATATTCAATCGATTGATTTATGTTCATCTAATCGTTCCATACCCATTTTATTGGTCAGTTTCATAATACCGGAAAACAACCGAGTATTCTTTCTAACAAATTCATATTCATTCGTACATGAACCACACTCTATTTCTACAAAGTATTCTATACCATGTAGTAAGATAATCATAGTGATAAAATTACTGGTGGTGTGACCGTCCATACGCCATCCACACAGTACTATATGTACGGTGAACAAACCATAAGGAGTTCGAAATGGTTTTACGGGGTTCGGATCAAATGATACCGCTGGTAGTTTTTGCATTGAGTAATAATAGACAGTTCTGATCTTTTTGGGGAAAGCCTTTCGTAAAGCCTTATCATATCGTTTATAATATTCGGAACGCAGATAGGTTACTCTCTGTGAATGAGAACGCACCATATTACGTATCAATTGATTTGTGCTCATTTAATCTATCCATACTAAGAGCGTTAAACATGTTCGTTCATTCGTTTTCGATTGAACTCAATTATATACTCTAATATACCATTAATCAACCGACCATTTCTACCATAGTATACGCGTGTTGGTATACGAGTATAATTCGGTATTGTAATCTCATACACCATCCCATCCTTAAAAAAGGATATTACAATATAAAACCAATCACCAACCATGGGGTTGCGAGCATGTAAGGTAATCTCACCATATTGGGTTGGATATTTGAATGGCGTGTACTGTCTCGGAATAAGACCATCAGCCTTGAAGACCTTGACCTGTTCCACATCAGTGTAGGTCAACTTCAACACACTTTCCAAAACATAGGCATATCTGAGACGCTTAGTTCCACAGGACTGCTTATGTTTTTGCACCATTCCCGTTAACAGTGGATGTTTTGTATCAAACAACATTGAAGTATTTTCTATGCTTTTTATAAACTATTTCTGCCATAGTGTCTGAATACTCATGATATCGATCAGGGTTTGTATCATATACATAAAGTGTGTAATGGACACCTTGTATTGACATACAATATAGAACGGCTTTTTTATTAATGTTAATCAACTGATGAATTTCAACATCACCCCACTTGGTTGGTGATGTGATCGCCAGTGTTTTATGTTGTCGATGATACTCTTGAACCAATAATACGACCTCGACAGGATGGAATGTCCTATTCATCACATCTTCCAAGTCGTTTCGATAATGCATTGTGTTATATTGGCACCGTTCCCGGTGTTGTTCACATATTGCCGGGAACATATCGATGTCTCACAATTAAATCAGTGAAACGATAGGCTAACCGAGTGATGGTTGCCTCTTCTGTGATGCGAGTTGTCAATAGTAATCGATATAGTTCACCAGCATAAGAGAAAGATAGTTCTTTCATCAATGATGAATCATTAGTACCTATATCAGAATAAACAATGACCGATCCATCCATTGTCATTACAACTCCATGCAGTTGACTGCTCTTCGGACGGTGAGATTGTTCTGGTGTCCATACATCAACGAAACCAGTGTGGCTGACTTCGATATGAATGTCAGAATCTGACGGAAAGGCGTTTTTGGTCTTGAACCAATTGAATTTTTTATTCTTATCGAATGCTGCTGTGATTCGTTTACGACCTTCATACAGAAGATCGTGTTTATGGGCTTGTGCAATGGAATCAATTATTTGTTGCATTGTATTGCCTGATAAACTGGTGCACGAAATCAGAGAAATGGGTAGCGGCGTTGGTAGCGGCAATGTATGAGAACTCGTGTCCATTCCCTCTATGAAGCAGGTATGATAACCCTTCGTGGATTATGAGCAAGCAGTCAACGCATCCACGTTTGAAATGATCACCATCATGAGTGATCATAGAGACGACGCCATAAGCCGTATGAGAGACGGCAACAAGACGCGTTCCAAATTTACTATCTTCATTAACAGATGTTCTAAACGAAGTTGGGGTGAAACTCATAATTCGCACAGACGAAAAAACAGAAATACAATCAACCCATGTATATTTTCTGAATGCGTCTTCAAACATACGATCACGACGATTATACGCTTGTGTTTCATGTTCTTTTATAATTTGATCAATCATCATTTTACATTTTTGTTAAGCATATTAATGACCCGTTTGGCAATCGTGATAGCAGTCGATCCCTTCACGGCTCGATTAAGTCTAACACCAATATGATAATCCTGAAAGGATATACTCATGAACCGGCTTATATTTAGATTACTATCTAAACTGATCCAGAAGCAACAATCCTCGTGACGATGATTGATCATATGATGGTGATCACGACCACGGAGTCTGTATTCTATCTTGTTATCGCTATCATAATTGGCTCGTTGAATGATCACACTAGCCATTGGTATACCACCAACGCGAGTCCAATTACGATGGATCATTTCATGAATGAGCGCATACAATAGGTCTGTGTGTACATCCTGAGTGATCTGATAATGCTGTCTGGCGATTGCATCAAGCATGGTCTTTGAAATCTTTGTTCAATTGAATAATGACATCAATAAACCGATTGGCCAACTTTTTGAGCACTGAGTATGATGTTAATGCATCTTTATAATAGAGGATGTAATGATAACCTTGGTAGACATATTCTATACCTTGTGCTATATGATAGTTCGCGTCATCCGTCACCATCATATAAGACCGTGTAGGTCGTATGATGATCACCATTCCGTCATCCAACGTTAGAACATCATCTATTTGCTCATACATGAAAGATTTAGATACGGCGTGTGTTCGTTCGTTGTCAATATAGTTCCAAAGAGGATCAACCCGAGTAATATACACACATTCGGCTTGCCGTAAGCGATCAGGTGTTTTCAACCAATCGGAACACGACATCTTTTTGATTACATCGGTCGCATACTCTATGAAAGCTTTTCCCGTGATGCGACGATGAAGTTTAATATCAATGAAACTAGCCGGTATCATCTGAAGGCTCCTACTCACAATGTGGATCAGTTATACCGGCTTTGAATAATATGATGTGCCACATCGAGTTCTTTTTTCAATTCTTCAATACGTTGTTTCATGGCAGCAACAATGGATACTATCCATGAAACACCCACTGCGGAGAACGCCTTGTTAAAATGTTCGTCTTGTTCCACAGGCATAACCACATAGATGAAATCATGCATTACCGGGAAGATACCGGCTATTATATGAATCAAACCAAGCATCGCAATAAACCAAGCGAACCCTTTAACCCATCGTGGAGAAATATCACTAAAGTCTTTATCTTTAATCATTGTTTCACCGTCACAATCAGTTTTTCGGGTTGAGGCACTTCATAATAGTTTTCCAACCATTGTTTGATCAAGTTTGAATAGAAGGAATAATCCTCATCGACTGGATGGGATAGATCATACATCAAGACATATGATTCAATCTTCTGCATGAAGGAAGCCAATAGGTTCCAATCTTCACGAACCATTTTGAATACATCGAGTTGAACCAGATCGATTCGTTTGGCAATTAGTTTGGTGATGAAGCGATCACAAATATTAGCTTCAGCCGTGCCTACTTGTTTAGACATACGTTTGGACACCACCATCATGTTGACCAACACTTTGGCATCACCATCATAGAGCACATGTGATTTATCATTCATACCAACGAAGATACGGTTTTCCCGAGTGGAGTAACCGTCTTCGCCTAGAAGTGCTATCACTTCTGGTTCATATGAATATTCATCATCAGACATTAGTTTTCACTTCATCAAAATCAGGTACAGCATATTTGTGTTTAAACTTTACACCATAACCACTATGTCTGTCAAGTAGTCGTTCAGCCATTTCTATATAGGTGTTATCAAATATATAAAGATCAGCATCTATTTTAAGAGCTGGCACTAATTGCTTAACGGATTTTATAAAGTTTTGCATACGGGTTGCATCGTAATAAAGAATGCGACCACCATGAGAGTGCCGATTAATAACTTTTGAATATCCGAAATCAATATGACTTTTGGCATATTGATTAAGCTTGGCAAGAAACGCATTCCAGCAACGGGGCGTTACTTTGAATATGGTTTTGCCGTTATGATTACGGACAATATATGTTGCTTTTTTACGTACCATGATTAAACCGGACCCATATAAGGAGTATTGGTTGGGTGAAGATGAGGGATGGTCACCGAGTAGGTAACATGTGGTTGATGATTATCTAACCATTGGGTAGCCAAGTCCAATGCAGTCTCATCGGATCGTAATACAGAATCTACACCCAGAAAAATATAATGTTGTTGTATGATTATTGTCAGTCTATCCCATAAGGAATAATCAAACTCTCTTGATTCATAACTTCCACATAGATTATAATACATCAACGATTCGAGAGGATCGTATCTACATTCTTTCCTCACTCGAAACAAACCGCACACAATCGTTCTCAAAGCTTTGCGAACAGCTTGATCTTTTGTATATCTATTAATGACCAACAACATACGACAAAACGTAACATTGGTTGTCTTAACCAGTGTGGTTTTTGGCACCGTTGAATACACCGTGAGGGGATTCGATGCGACATCATTATTGAAAACGGATTTCATCGGATGTCCCACATGAAGATCGCCCCACGCTGTAGCAGAGAGTTTACCCGAGCGCGACAATATCTTGTTCCAATACCAAGTAACATTCAGCACCTTCGTATTGAACTTCGTTATCACCCCAGTTAGCAACGGTCACTCGATCCCCAACAGAGACACAAAGCGGCTGCTTGTTACCCTTCTTATCAATTGAACCGGTGCCTACAGCGATTACAGTGCCCGTCTGTGGCTTCTTTAGTTCACCTGACAAGATGATAAGTCCACTCGCAGAATGTGTCTGTGAAACGTCTGGTTTGACCATTACTCGATCATGCAGTGGTTGAAATGTCATTTTTTAATCCTTTTCTCGATTTTGGTCCATTTGACTTGGACAAGGGTTTCGCTGCCATCATCATTATCGTTAGACATTATTTTGTCCAGCATATAGTTTTGGCGAGCTTCAGCGGTTGCTTTACGTTTGTAATGTTCTTCAGATGTCCAATCCGGTGTGCCTTCAGCTGGATTGATATCATACATCATGAGAGCATATATATAATCACGTGGCCAGTATATGCTTACCACGAGGATTATAAGAATCGGTGTAGCGATAAGCCAATACCACATAACAGGAGGACTGACTACAAATTCCAAAAAGGTCATAACGATTTCTCCATATCATGTTCTTCAATGATATCGCCTTCACCATTCTCCATTCGTGCATACAAGATGTCACGACTAACAGTAAGCTTTCCGATATCGAAGTCGCGATGTTTCAAAAAATCAACTTTCTTACCTAGTTGATTGATCATCCATTTGCGGGCCGATGATTCATAGCTAAAACGTTTGATGCGTTTATATAATGGATTGTGATAATTTTTTTCATTTTGAACAATCACCACGAACCGATATTTGATTCTGTCCGCAAATAAGGGCCAAGACATTACCACGAAGAGTAGAAGTAATGGTGAAAAAATCATTACCACGGAGAATGCTTCTTGATCGGGGTTCATTGCACAGCTCTCATATAATCGAGTAAGAGTTCTTTACCCTTATCAGTAACATAGTAATGATACATCACACGGGTGCTACTGAAATCATCATCGCGACCAAACAAATGGTATTTTTTCAATCGTTCAGCAATACCGTTTGGATCAATACGCATCAGAATATACCGATTACGATCCTCTGCGGTGTGCTGTGGTGAAAAACGATCACCAAGAGCATGCTTAAGCATCTTGAGTTCTTCAGGAAGAAGATATTTTTCTTTATTCTGTGACAACAGTTGTTCCTCCTGCGATTTCAGCAAGTTCATTGATACCAGCCGCAACACACGCTATAGCGAACAATGCCAATACCAATCCAAATATCCCTACACCTATTCGCCAATTTTTCGATGCATCTTGTAACAAATACGCTATAGAGAAAGCAGTGGTGATTAGGCCCATCCCTATCATGGCGACATAAAGCAATAAAAACATCACGAGCCTCTATTGATTAGTATGACACCATATGTTCCTGCTATCATAGCAAACACACTAATCGCACACCAAGCAATCTTAATGAAAATACTTCTGACGTAACCGAACGGCGTATATCCATCATGGACACTAGTGACTATTCCAACAGAGAACGAAAACGCGCCCCCTATCATTAGTATTACATATATGACTTTATATAATTCAACAGACATCATGGAACCTGTTGGCATAAATTAATGCCCCATATAGATAAGGCTATCATGATAATACTACCTGAACCCCACATTCTTATAATAAGATAGTTTCTAATAGTACCGAAAGGCGTCCATCCGTCTTCAACAAAGGTAATAATTGCAGCTACCAATGAGAATCCTCCCACAAACACCAGCACTATATAGGTTGAGAAATAGTTTTCCATTGACATTGTGTCTGTCTCATATTGTGTTCAGTGTTTTATAATATAAAACACTTGATGAGTCAAGCGTTATTCGAACCCAACCGATGTGATCCGGTTCTTTTTGGTTGTGATCATGATGCGGTCAGCATAATCAACCATTTCCTTACGGTGTGAGATAAGGAAGATGTTGCGTTTTCTAACCTGTGCCATCTCATAGAGGACAGCAACGGCACGTTCAGCACCCGGACCATCCATACCGGAATCAAGACGTTCATCGATCCCGTAGAAATTGATGGGGAAGTTCATGCGTTCAAACAAATCACGGAATGCCCATGACAAGGCTACACCAACCCGTTCTTCTTCACCTGATGACATAACCGAGAACGAACCCTCTTGATCAAAGTCAAACGTGCTTGGTGTTAGATCATCATTGAAACGAACGATGTATTGTAGATCAAGCTTGTCCAGATATTCAGCAACGTAATGATTGAGTGCTGGTAGTTTGACCGAAGTCACTTCACGTCTGATGGGTGATTCTTTTTTGGTTAACAGGTTGATCAGATCAACATGAGCTTTGATATCCGTTTCGATAGCTACGATAGATGATGTGTCGAAATCACCTTCAACTTCGGTTTCCAGTTCAGCGATGTCTTGTTGATATGGATCGGTTTCGGTTTCCAGTTGTTCTTTTTGTTTGGTAGCTTCACTGATCATTGTTTTGAAACCGGTTAGTTCCGCAACATCTTCGACAAGTAGCTCTGTAAAGTCTGTCTGACTATGGGTTTCTTTAATAGCGGCAAACTCTTTTTCAGCAACTGTAACCGCTGCTTCCAACTCATCGTATCGATCTTCCGCAACAACCATTTCATGGCGAAGTTCCTCAACCATTTTACGTGCATTATCCAAATCAGAAGATGCACGCAGAGCGTCGTCACGAGATTTGAATTGGGTTGGTTTATCATGTGATACCAATCGTAGTTCACTCAGGCTCATTTGTAAACGTTCCATTGGACCATCAAGAGCATTACGAGCGGTTTCAAGTTCGATGATTTGTGATTTCAAAGTTTCAATTTTGTTTTCACGAGCATCATGATCAGGCCAAGCCTGACCACACGTTGGACAAGTATCTGAAATTGAATTCAATTCTTGTTTGATGGTTGAAATTTCTTTTTGGAACTGATTATATTCTCGTGTCAATTCGCTGCGGTTCGCTGCGATTTCTGACATTTCGGTTTCGGTTTCCTTCTTACCGACTTCGTAAGCTTCATAAGCAGTCAAGAATGATTCAACATCGATTTCCTTCAGTTGACGAATAACCGATTCAGCTTTGTCCAATTTTGTTTGAGTTGGTTGCTTGACCTGATTGTTATAGGTGTTCGACTCTTTGACCGCGTTGATTTTCTTTTGTTGAGCATCAAGGCGTTCTTGTGATTGCAACTGTTGGATCAAGAGCAATGATTCTTGTTGTTCAAGGTCGATAACTGATAGTTCATTGATCGTCGCTGTGGCTTCACTGATGCGATTTGTATTAGTTTGGCACCACTGCGTAGATCGTTCACGCAAGCTCGTCAGCTTGGCCTTGTTTCGCTCATAGTAGCCTTTACGTTCGTCCAGTCTGGTTTTCTCTAATGCCAGATCGGTTTCGCGGGTTTGTCTCATCTTTTTCAAGGCTTCTGCCTTTTGTGAGAGAACTGAATAACCGAATAGCATTTCGATCACATTGCGTTGACCTTCTGCATCCATATCGAAGAAGTTGTCAGTCTTGGCAGCAGTCACCATAACAAGATTAAAGATATCACCATCAATTCGAGTGAAATCGATGATGTCTTTATTGGTATTGGTGATAGAGTCTTTGGTACAATCAAAGATTTGATCAGTGATTTCACCGGTTGCTGTTTTGAGTTTCTTATAGAAGCGACACACACCGGGTTTAAAACCACGTTCGATACGGGCTTCATACATTCCGAGTTCGAAGTCCAATGTCACCATGGCTTTTTTACCATTGATGCGATTGACTACAGCGGTTGGTGGTTTGGCTGGTTTGATGGTTTTACCGGTCATCACCCATTTGAGAGCATCGAAGATGGTGGACTTGCCGCAACCATTTCTTGCATCATCATCTGTTGAGTCTTCGTTCTTACCCATGATGAGAGTAAGACCTTCAAAGTCATCTAATCGAACACGGACCTTTTTGTTACCGTATGATTTATAATTTTGAATCACCAGTTCTTTTAGTTTCAACATCGGCGCGCTTTCTATCCAAATCCATCAGTCTTTTTATAATAGGATAATTAGGATGGGGTTTATAAAAAACTGTCAGCCCGGTCGCGATATATGGTTGCCCGTCCTGTTGAATCACATCTGAATACAACTCGACGCGGCCTCCACTATCAACACACCGTTCTGCTTCGTTTATATAATTATGAGCATCATACGGATTAACTAACAGTCGAGAAAACGTTCTTTCGTGATATTGGTCTGATCTTAATTTGATTCTTATAGGACTGGATAATGATCTGAATTGATTAGTCATGAGTTCTTCACCAATAGTTTTATTCTACGAGATACAGTGATATAATATGTGCAAAACGTGTTATTCAAAATATCAAATGAATCATTGATCGGTTTTGATTGAACGTCTATATCAACTATTTTATTTGAGAGCATTTTCAAGTATGTCGAACTTGGTCTGATTATATCGAAGCTATCGTATTTTTCAGGGTTTTGTAACACCTGACGTTTAATGTCGTCATGTTTTTCTACTTTGGATATCATCAAATTCTGATGTTTATCAAATATTTCCTCTATTTTGACATTAGAGGGTTTGATACTGTATCCGGCTTGTGGCAATCTATTCATAATTATTCCCAAACTCGTGCTATTACATTCAATTGAGAAACTATATCGAGTACTGATATGCCATCTTCATTGATTTTTTCATCGATACTGATGGGTGTTATATCGGATGATATAATTCTTATTCGTCTATGCCCCAATGCACCTGTTATAATTTCGGCATACAGTTTAGAATGCTTATACATATCATCCACAGAATAGTTTGCACTATAAATGGATGACGTTAATTTTTGATCAAATACCAAACTGCGGCCTTGATCTTTTGATGGTAGCATTTGAAAATTACGCATTGTTATTTCGGTTTACCGTAGCAGAACAGACTGAAGAAGTCTGATGTGAAAAGATTATGCGGGCGTTTCTTGATACACAGGGTTACATCATACTGGTCTTGGAAACAAGTCGTTTCTTGGGATGACCTTCGTGTGACCTTATCTGAAATGTCCATATAGATTAATTCATTACGGATTGTGTTATTGATACGGGATTGAAAAATTCGTTTTAGTATCTGTGGGGCGATGCTTGGACCGTTTGTCCATGATAATGCTCTTAATTTAATAGTTTCCATCGCGGATGTTTGCATTTCGGAAGGCCGAATAACAATTGCGTTCGGAAGAATTCGCATGACTTCTCTCCTTTTAATGGTACATATAAAAAACTTTAATTCCTATTACTGACATTAGATCGTTATCTTCATCGAGATAATCTATTTCCCCGAACTCAATATGAGATATCGGATAATCCGGTACTAAAAATTTCAGACCGAATTGTTTAATATTAGCTGCATTTTCCGCGATATAGTCTTCGTCAAAATAAATAGAGCGGACATCTACAGCATGCGGCTTGAATATAAACCCACTACTATGAAATACTCTTCCGGGTTTATTAGATATTAGGTATTCTATATAGAACTTTGACCAGTATAGAACATCGTCTCCGATATGGAATGCTTCATACAGGAGGACTAAGGCTGCTTTATTGAGTTGACCACGGATATCATCATAATACGATGATCGAGATGATCGCACTGGGTGCCATGTTTCAATATGATATGGGAATCTTTTCATATTTATTAGTAGGTCCACGTTCTGATATAACATTTATGCAAATACTAATGACTGGTTCTGAATCAGCTGTGTTAAGATTTTTTACTGATACAACTTCCATCTTATTGATATGAATATATTTACGGGCCGCTTGTTGTTCTGCTGTTCTTCTGGCATCCGATATGTATACAGAGTCAGGCGTCGTTGGATTATTGTAATACATAATCGTGATTATATTAGAAGTACATTGCAATGAAGTTGGTTTGATTTTGAAAATACTTGGTAACTTATTACCATTTCCTCTAAAGCATTTTATATTCATGACTTGAGAGAACCATGCATCTGTCAATGTATTATCTAATTTAACGGCGATTTCATTAAGCAACGCGTTGGCCTCTATGCTTATTTAGGAACATGTCTGTATAAATTTGTGGTTCCACATTTTTTGGATTGTAATGAGGCATCATCTCAATGTCACCGTGTTCGATGAAGGATCGTAAAGCTCTGATCACAAAGAAGTGAGTTACGCAGAATACGGTTTTGCCTTCAAGGACTGGTGTGATTATTTTATAGACATGGGGGATCACTCTATTATAAACGTCACGTTGGTTTTCCACACCCGGCACTGGACGTGCATCTAATGTTTCAAAGCAATCGGATATATCACGGGTGTTTTCATGGCGGGCAAAAATGCCATCTTGTTCCCAGATGATTTCATGAAACTCTGGAACGACTTCAATTGGACAACCATGTTCCAATGATGACGCCAACATATAAGACGTTTGTCTGGCACGAGCCAATGGTGATGTGAAGATCACATCAGGTTTAACCCCATTCTCTTTAAGGGTCATACCAGTATTCATTGTGTGGATCATGCCGCGATTTGTTAGAACGATATTATCATCGTTCATGTCGAAGCCGCAGGTTTGGTCTAGATTAATGTTTGTCAGGCTTTCGCCGTGACGGAAAAGATAAAGCATATGGACTCCTTCTATGAAGGTATCATATGACAATTTTTATTATTTTTAAGGACGGCTGTTATATATTCATCAGTTAGAAAAACCAAGACGGGACAATAACGACCATTTATAAAGGTGACTCCATCATTCAAACGCACACTGGGTAATCGGTCCATGCGAATTTTGATTTTACAATTGGGCAATGTAGAGAACTGAGAGTTGTAGTATCGTGCTCTATACCGGGTCCATTCTTCACCACCATATGTTAGAACACCAATGGTCATATCATGGTTGAGCATCTGGATATAACTTGTTATAGAGTTCAACGCTGTGTCGCGTGGCTGGATAGAACCGCCGCATGTATGCATAGGCGGTGCCACTGTAAGATGAAAACTTGATTACCGGTTCAACAAATGCTGGTAGTTTGGTTGTGTCGATCTTGACCTTAAACCGAGAACCAAGTTTTATCAATGAACCACTGAAGTAGAGTTTATCACTCGCCTGCCGTTTAGAACATCTATCAAACTGTTTACGACTATGAGTAAATCGGCCATCATAATCATAGACAACCTTGATACATCCATCACGGATGTCGTGTTCGATTATACGGACAGGCGAGTACATGTCACTGATCAACTATGGCGAATTTTTCGTGTGCCGGGAAATATGCCTTGTTATCGTCTAGATCGAGGCGACGTGGAAGCCAATCGCGATTAATCTTGATGGTCAATCGGGCCGGAAGCTTGATACAGGTATCCCCGTTTTTACCCACCTTATAGGACAGGGAATCATTCTGGGTCTTTTCAATCTTGCCATACTTGTCACGAGAAGCAACCATATATGTGCCAGCATCAAAATTGAATGTGATATTCATATCCTCATAATTATTACGAGGTTCAGCTACGATTACTTTTTTTGCGGTCATTGATCCATTCCTTGAACTTCGATGATGCCGGATAATACAAATAGTATATATCGGTTCTTTTAATTTCACCGAACGACATTACATGAGCCAATCTACCTTGTCTAGCTTTAATTTTCACTCGTGTTGGTAATTTGATGAATTCACCAACATTGATAAGTGCGGACGTTTCAGAATAACGCGCAGTGATGGTCCTCATACTGTCATACGTTTCTTCGTATTCGATTTTACCGGTTACCATATTATGAATATATTTTACTGAATCCGGTGAGATGTTTATGCTTTTCAGCTTATCACGAATCATATCATCCCTCCGCACCTGAACCATATCGAGGATCACATTCACTCACTTCGTATATCCAATTTTGAATAAATTGATGATGGTGTTTGATCATGTAATTCATATCCTGCTGATGAGCTGATTTAGCTATTTCAGACCAAGCCGTCCATTCATCATAATCATCCATATCAAGTATCCACAGATAGTTCTTAGCATCTATGAATACAAAGGTAGGAAGGACATCGTATCCATCATGATCCACGAGTTGTGGTTTGAGTTGTAATACACTTGGGAGTTTAGTTAATTTAGAATCTTGTCTATTAACTCGGTTGAATTCTTGCAAGTTTGATTCGAAGGCTTCCATGCAATTTTTTCCATCTTCGCCCATTACCCGTTACGCCTTTTGTAATCCCGGTCGCATATAACATCACAGTGATCATCATACGTCCAGTGCGTCGTGCATTGTATTCACTTTGACCCGGCTGGTTCCAACCTTGAAATATTTTACTGAT